TCAGGTGGGACTTTCGGGATGTGCTGCTGGAAGCAGCGGGATGGAGCCGGGCCGCAGAAGGAGAGAGGCGGCTAGGCGGGAAATTTCGTTAAGGTCTTCGTTGCGGATCAGGCTATAGCCGCTGGATCCGACAACGGTGTTGGCGCGCATGATGAGGATGGCTTTGAGCAGGGCCATTTGTTCGCGCGCGATCTTGCGGACGGCGTCGGCGCAGATCTGGCCGGCGGCGTTCTTTTGTTCGGCGGTCGACGGGGAGAGGAGTTCGAGCTGGCCTTCGGGCGGGAACAGCTTCAGCGCTTCGTCGAGGCGCATGCAGTGCTCCGGGTTAGCTGGCGACGGCAGGGGCGAGCCGCGGGACCTCCTCGATGTCGTCGTTGAGAATGATCTGCAGGAAGCCGTCGGGGAGGGCGCGGTTGCCGAGCTGGGAGATGAGCAGGCCGGTGACCATGGAGAGCTTGCGTTGGATCCTGGCGCGGCGCTCGCGCTCGTCCTCGTGCTTTTGTTCGCACTTGTCGAGGCGCTCACTCAGGGCGTGCAGGCGGGCATCATTGGCGGTGCGGTAGGCGCGCAGCGCCAGGAGCGCGGCAGCGAGGGTCACCATGACGAACATCCAGAGGGCGAAGGCGCCGCTCCAGCCGCCCTGCTGCGAGGCCTGGATGCCATCCAGGAAGGATTTGAACAGGTCGCTCATGGATGCCTCTGCGCCGGCGGCAGCTCGCGCAGCTGGCGCGCCTGGGCGGCCTGCTGCGCGGAGAGCTGGGACATGCGCTGATCGGCGCCGGCCTGGTGCTTGCGGATCTCGTCGACGTCGGTGCCGAGCCGGGTCAGCTTGGCGCCCTGGGTATCAATCTTCGCGCCCAGGGCGGCGACGCCGGCGCCGAGGTCCTTGGTGGCCTGCAGCTGCTGCTGGGCGACGTCGCGATCAGCGAGGTGCTCTTTCAGGTTGTCGCCGTGGAGCTGCAGGATCAGGGTTTGCGCGGCGAGGATCGCCGGCACACCCCACTTCGCCACCACCCAGACCAGCATGATGGCGCCGGCAAGAACGGTACCGAGCAGGCCCTTGCGGTCGACCACCTGCTCGATCATGCGCATCAGCAGGTGGTTATCGTCCGGCACCGACGCGGCGAGGGCCTCGTCGGCGTTGCGGCGAGGGCGCTCCTCGGGCTTCTGCTGCGCGCTGGGATCCATGGCGGTCCTGTGCTGAGCCGGCCGGCGCCGGCGGCGGGATGATCAACCGACGTCGGCCTGCAGCTTGTCCTGCGCGGCCTGCCAGGCCTTGTCGAAGACCGTCCACTCATCCGGCGTGGGGTTGCGGTTCTGCGCCTGGCAGGTGGCGACCAGGGCACCGGCCTGCTTGGCCAGGTCGTAGGTGTCGGCGATCTCGCCGGCAATGGACTGGGCCAGGGCGAGGTCGCCAGTGGAGTGGGCGCCGTCCAGCTTGGTGAGCAGGGGGCCGATGGCATCGATCAGGACGGGCAGCAGCTGGAGCAGTGCGGCGATGGGCATGGCGGTCTCCTACTGGTGGCTGGTGAGGAACGAGGTGACAAGCGCCAGGTCGGACTGGACCGTCTGCAGCTGCGCCTGGGCGCCGCTGCCGTCGCCGGCGGCGAGCAGGGCCTTGGCGGTCTGCACGGCCGCCTGCAGCGTTTTGGACGCCTGGAGCACGCCCTGGGCCTCGGCCTTGGTGATCGAGCCGGACAGGAGCAGGCGGTCCGCCAGCGAGTCGGCGGAGGCCGCGGCGGCTTCGACGTAGACGATCGACTCGGCCGGGGTCTGAGGCGCCGGCGTGGTGGCGCAACCGGGTAGGACGAACAGGGCAAAGCTGGAGAGCGCGGCCGCGGCGAAGAGCAGGTTGATGCGGGCGAAGCCGGCCTGCTTCTGCGCCGGCGCCGCCGGTGGCACCATCGTCATACCCTTGTTCAGGGTACTGTCGATCGCGAAGCCGGTGGTGAAGCCGCTGAGCAGCAGCTGCTGCAGCGACATGCCGGTGAGTGTGCCGGTGGCGAAGGTGGTGGCCACCGCGGCGAGCACGCCGCCAAGAGAGAGCACGGTAGCGCGCGGGTTGTCGCGGAACAGGTAGTCGACCAGGTTGCCGGTGATCTCGCCCTTGGCCCAGCTCTTCACATAATGGGCGAGCATGCCGACGCCGGCGGCGCCGGCGAAGATCAGCAGGGACTGCAGCATCGGATTCACGAAGTACTCCTTGGCCGGCGCGCCGGCGGATGATCAGGGGAAGAAAACGCGGTGGCCGCTGGCCGGCGCTACCGTCTGCAGGTGGCACCAGCCCGGCGTGGTGTTGGGGGATTCCTGCCAGAGGCCGAGCTCCTCGAGCACCGCGGCGTTGTCGATGCACCAGCGGTCGATGTGGCCGTCGACGTCGTGCAGGTCGCAGGCCAGGGCCAGCATATGCTTGCTGTGCGGCGCGGCGCCCTGGGTGGCGGCGTTGAGGCTGGGCGGACGCCAGCCGCTGTTGACGTGGCCGTCGAAGCCGGAGTGCTGCAGGAAAGCATTGATCCTGGACACCGTCTCCGCGGCGTTGCTGGCGATTTCGGCGGTGTAATCGTTGGCATAGGCCTGGTCGCGGCCCATGAGATAGTCCTGGATGGAGAGCAGGCGCATGGTTTCTCCTCCTACAAGTCAGTAGACGCGCACATCGCTGATATAGGAACTTCCGCCGAATGCCGTGCCGCCGGCGTGGAGTGACGACGTGGAGCTACTCGTCGTGCCCGGGGTGATCGTCGTCCAGCTCCCACTTCCTATCGCCGGGTACTGCGTCCCGCCCTCGATCTGATAGGTAGCGCCGCCGCCGGTCAGCCCCTGGATCTTCACGCGGTAGACGTAGCCACCTGTGTAGCCGCTGCCCACCGTGCCGCGGGCATTGCCGTTCTCGTAGACGTTGATGACGCCGGAAGCCGCGAAGTTGACGGCGTGCGCGAAGTTCGAATAGCTCTGCCCGAGGCCGTCGCTCCAGCCGACCATGCCGGCGCCGGTGCTGCTGGCGTTGTTCGGGGTGAAGAAGTCGACCACGAGGGTCGGTTGCGTGCTGCGTGCGAAGCTGGACTGGGTATATAACCCGTTATCGCCCCAAGTGCCGTCACCGAACAGAGAGGTCCATTGGTACGTCGTGTTGATCTCGACGTTGCCGGTCGTCGACTGGGTGCGCGTCCAGGTCGTCGAGGTGTTGAGCGACGAGCCCATGAAGTCGTCGCGGAACGTATACGACCCGGTATGGACGGGGTCGGGGATGGCTGACCAGGTTGAGGGGCAGAGGATGAACGATAGGCTCCCGAGCGGGCTGCCGCCGGTGCTGGTGCCGGCGCCCGATTCCAGGTACCCGGCGACCTGTTTGCTGATCGGCAAGTTCAGCGATGAGCCCACGCGCTGCTGCGCCGAGTCGTTGATCTCGTTCCAAAGGTTGATGCCTATCCCGGAACCGCTGGTGCCGCCGTAGCGGAGGATCAGCCACGTGAGGTTGAAGGTGGTGTTCTGGACGACGATGGCGCCGTACGGCCCCGGCAGGAACGGCACGTCCTGCGTCGCGGCGGTGATCGCGACCGTGCGGACCTGCGACTCGGCCAGCGTTTGCAGGCGCGAGTAGTAGGTCGTCCACGGGTCGGAGTAGGTCGCCGCTGACGGATTCAAGATGATTGCCGCGGCGTCCGAGCCCAGGCCGGTCAGCGTCGTGTTGCGGAGCGGGAAGAACTGGCTGGGGTTGCGCTGCTCGGCACGGCCCGAGCCGCCGAGCGTGGTGTTGTAGCTCGCCAGCAGCAGCTTGGTGGTGCCGGAGTTGACGGCGTACGTGAAAGAGCCGACCTGCAGCGGCTCGATCGCGTCTGGCTCCAGCGACGCCGCCAGATACTTCGCGTAGCCGGCGCCGGGGATCGTTCCGCCCGACCCATTACTGGCGGAGGTGATGCGACCCTTGGAGTCGACGGTCAGGTTCGTGTTGGTGTAGCTGCCCGCGGTCACCGCCGTATTCGCTAGGGTCAGCGCGCCGCCAGACGACAGCGTGGCGTCGCCCGACACGGCGTTGAAAGACGGGTCTGCCGTACCGCCTTGGTCGACCAGCACGCGCCCCGCGGTTCCGACCGTTGCGGCGCCGATATTGCTCGTCCCTTGCCCCAACAGAACGGAGTGCGATGTCAGCGTCGCCAGACCAGTACCGCCGTGCGCCACCCCCAGGGTGCCGCTCAGGTCAGAGGCGCTGCCGCTCGTGGCGACGGTGGCCAAGCCCGACACGGCTGCCGCGGCAATGGCGATCGCCGGGCTGCTCAACGATGTGGCGCGTCCCTTCGCGTCGACGGTCAGCGAGACCGAGTGCGCGCCATCCCCGTAGTTGCCAGCCGTGACGCCGCTGTTCGCCAGCGTGAGCGCTCCGCCCGCCGTGAGCGTCGCGTCGCCGGACACTGCCATGAAGGCGGGGTCAGCGCCGGCGCCCTGGTCGACCAGGGCGCGCCCGCCCGTTCCGATGGTGGCGAAGGTCGGGTTGCCGGTACCGTTGCCGAGCAGCACACCGTGGGCGGTCAGGGCGGCAAGCCCCGTGCCGCCGCGCGCGACGCCCAGTGTCCCGGCGGTCAGGTCCGAGGCGCTGCCACTGGTCGCTACCGGCGCCAGGCCAGACACATCGCCGCTCGAGATGGCCAGCAGCGTCTTCGCCTGGGCGGCGGTGAGATCGGAGATATTAGAGGTTGCGCCGACGTTATTGCCCTTGAGCGTCAAACCGGGCGCCTGGGCCAGCTTCGCGTTGGTGATCGCATTGCTGCTGACGAGGGCGGTGCCATTCACCTGCAGGCCGATGTCGCCGCCCAGGGTGATGCCCGCGGGGGGGCCGGAGTTCTGGCCAATCAGGATCTGCGCCGGGTTCACCGTGATCGACTGGACGGCGACGCCGCCGCCGGCGGCGAGTATCTGATTACTCGTCGCCCCGGCCGACGATAGCGGCGCGTAGCCGAGCGCCGCCTGTCCGATCGACCAGTTCGCCGAGGTCTGCCCCGGCGCGTCGGCCATGGCGCGAACGGTATCGCCCGGCACCACCGCGGTTCCCCCGAGCGTGCCCGCGACCGAGACGATCCAGGTATCGGCCCTCAGCACCGCACCGGCGGCCCCGGAGCCGCCCGAGATCGGGAACAAGTTGCCCGAGGCATCGAAGGTGCCGCGGTCGTTCCATAGGCCCGCAGGGACGCCACCGCCAGAGCCATTGGAAGCCGCCGTCAGCCGGCCATCCGCCCCGACGGTGATGTTCGAGTTCGTGTAGCTGCCGGCAGTGACGGTGGTCGCCGGCATGCGCCCAGCAGGGAGAGTGCCGGTCCCGAGGTCCGAGGCGCTGCCGCTGGTGGCCACCGGCGCCAGGCTACCGCCGGAGCCGGCCGAAGGCAGGGTGCTGCTGCTGCCCTGGATGGTCAGCGGCGTGCGCTGGCCGCTGGGGTCGGACACATAGACCGTGGTGTCGCCCACGGCGCCGCCGGCGGCGGCCCAGAGGGCGGCCGCAAGGAAGAGGAGCTTTTTCATAGTCCGGTGCGGTTGAGACGCCAGGAAGAGGAGTCGAGGACCACGGAGTCCGCGTTGTTCTGCAGCCAGAGGCGCGTCTGCAGGTTGATGTTCTGGGTGGCGAGATTGACGGCGACCTGGCCGCGCAGCTGCAGCCAGTTGGCGGTCTCGTTCAGGTCCACCGTGGTGATCAGGGTGTGCGGGGCGTTGTTGTTGACGATCAGCCGGGTGCGGACGACCACACTGCCGGTGACGCCGGCGTCGAAGTTGGCCAGCAGCGAACCGCTGATGTCGGCGTCGACGCAGGCGCGCAGGTACTTGATGCCATGGGTGGCACCCTGCGTGATATAGGCTTGGATCACGCCTTCGACGATGTCGTTGGGCTGCAGCGTGCCGGCGGCGATCGTGCGCGAGTCCACCACTGTTTCGGCGATGGTGGAGTTGTACGATGCGGCGGGGTTGGCGGCGCCGCTCCACGGCGGCAGGATCGCGGCGCCGGCCTCGGCAAACCGGAACAAGACCCAATGCGCCGCATCGAGCGCAGGGTCCGCCTGGGCATTGTTGATGGCAGCGCTGCACTTGTAGATGGCACCGCTGCCACTGCGTGCCAGCTGCGGCGGCGCGTAGTTGCCGCCGGCGATGAAGTCAGGCACATCGCCAGTGGTATAGCCCTGGAACGTATCCCGATGCACGCGCGAGAAATTGGCGTTGAGTCCGGCGGCGACGCCGGCCGTCATCCTCGTCAGGAAGGTGAAGAGACTCATGCGCAGGTCCTGTTTCCCATGGGAAATGCGGAGAGGTCAGCTCGGCGAGACCGGCCAGATCACAGTCGCCGGATCGGAGTACTTCTGCGGCAGGTCGCGCAGGGCCTGGCGGTAGATCGCCCATTTCGATTTCAGGCCGGATGCCAGGGGCGAATCCGGCAGCTGCGTCCAGTCGCAGGCTTCGACCAGGTCATCACGGCGCGCGCGGATCAGCGGCCACGTCCAGATTTGCGGCTTGGGGCCGACGTCGACGAGCTTGCCGTCGATCAGGGCCACAGTGGCCTGGCGGCCGAGCCAATCGGCCCAGATCTCGCTGGAGATCTCGATCGCGTTGGAGGGGATGGAGCAGGCAGGATTGGGCTGCAGCTCCGTGGTGGGTTCGCCGCCTTCCTGCGCCGGGGGCACAGTGACTTCCACCTGGCGTGGACCATGGATGTCCTCGCTATAAAAAGCCAGTAGGCGCCCGTTGCCATCGACTACTGCAAATCGCTTCATCGATCAGTACCCCAAGGAGATATAGGCGAAGCCATCCTCGTTGTCGCTCGAGGAGGCCTGCGTGTAGACCTTGCCGGTCGACGCCGTCGTGTTTGCGCGATCCCACTGCGGCCAGCTGTCCTCGAACGTGCTCTCGGCGCTGTTGACCGCCTGCGGGATCAGGCAGAGACAGGCGTTGGGGAAAGTCACCGGGAAGCTGAACGCCTGGACGCCCTCGCCGAACGGGCCATTGACGTAGGCCCACTGCAGGATGAAACCGCCCGGAAACTTGTAGTAGCCGTTGCCGGTGAGACTGACGCCGCCGGTGAGCGACGCCGGGGTGACGGCCTTGCTCGAGCTCGTGCCGGCCTGGACGTCGGAGTAGCTGGCGAAGGGCACGGCGGCGCTGCTGATCAGCGCCTGGATGGCGTCGCGCAACTGCGTATAGACCGCGCGGTTGGGCGTGATGCCGCCGGCGATGATGGCGTTGCGGATCTCCTCGACCAGGCCATCCATGTACCAGCCTTCCAGCACTGTGCGGGGCTTGACGCCTGGCACGCCGCTGGTGAAATGGCCCGCCGCGACCGCGGCAGGCAACGCATCGGGTGCAGCTGAGGCGGTGGCGCCGTCGTAGCGATCCATATCAGGTAGTCGAGAAGATCAGCGTGGTGTGGGCCTGGTTGAGCGCCTGCATCTCGCACTCGAGCACTGCATCGAGCGCTGGGCAGACCACTTCCCAGACGAAGAACCATTCCTCGCCACCCACCGGGTCGCCCATGCCGTTCAGCCCCATGCGGAACGGGGCGAAGTTGCGGACGGCGATGGTGTAGCCGAGGTTTGCCGCGTATTGCATGTACCAGGCGGCGGAGTCGCCGCCGAGCGAGACAAAGCGGGCCTTCACCTGGTCCTGCTGCTGCTGCAGGGTCGGGTTGGGCCCAGCGCAGGGATCCGGCAGGCCCAGGGTCTGCTGCCATTCCGGCAGCAGCTGCACCGGCGCGGTCGGGAAGGCGTCGGCCAGCAGGTCATTGGCGGCCACCACGGTGCGCGCCGGGCTCTTGGCCAGGGCGGATAGCGCCTTGGTCTGGGTGGCATCCGGATCACGCGGCCAGGCGCGGCCGCGCGGCATCAGCGCCTGGAGCGCGGCGAGGAAATCGTCGCTGGTGTAGGCGGGGGCGGCCATCAAATGTAGGTGACGGTATGCAGCACCGGCAGCTGGCCCACCGGCGGCGTGATGTTGCCGGGCGCGCCGCCGTTGATCTGCGTGATGACGAAGCCGGTGGTGAGCGGCACGGCGGCGATCGCCGACTCGATATCGCTCAGCGCGACCGTGTCGCCCTTGGGCGAGCCCTCGCGCAGGAACACGTCGCTGATCGCCGCGGCGATGGCGCTGCGAGTTGCACCGGAGCTGCCGGACAGGCCGCTGATGGTGAAGTCGACGTTGTAGGCGGTGGGCGCCACCACGTAGACCAGGGCCGTGACCGGCTGCACGCCGTAGATGTAGTTGGCCACGTTGAGCTGGTCGCCAGTCGCAGCCGTGTCGCGGGTCTCCGCTGCGGCAACGCCGTTAGTGCCCTGGGGGAAGCCCCCATGCGCTGCCTCGGCGATGTCCAACATCACATAAACTACGACCGTGCCGCTGCCCATGCCATTGGCGATACACCAGGCGCGCGTGACGCCGGCGACCTGCTTGGCCCAGTTCGGGTAGTTGCTGGCAGTGCCGATGACCGGGGTGGCCTGGTAGGCGGCCAGGACGCGGCTGCGGAAGGCATCGTTGGTTTCCAGGTCCGCGCCGCCGGTGAATGCCGAGGCGGCAACGCCGGCTGAGTTGAGGCCAGCGATCGCTGCGCCCAGCGTCAGCACTGTGCCAGCATCGCAGTTGCCGAAAGCGCCGGTAAGCCCGCCGGGATCTGCGACGGCCTGGGCGGTGACTGTGACACTGCCGGCGGCCACCAGGCCGCCAGCGGTGACGAGGTACTCGGTGCCGTCGCCACGCACCAGCAGCGTACCATTCGGCAGGCTGGTGCCGTTGGTGCCGGCGAAGGTCGCCGTGCCGCTGGCCTGCGTCGCCGCTTCGCGGAACACGTCGCGCAGCGCGCCCCAGGCCTCGAGGAACTCGTCCTCGGACGTGAAGGGCACCGCCTGCTTGGCGATCCAGTCCAGGTAGCCCTGGTCCAGGTTCTCCATCGCGGCCTGCACCGCCCCCATGATCTGCAGGTTGGAGTAGCGCAGCAGCGGGTCCGAGCCGGGCAGCGCGGCGGCAATATCCTGCGCCACCTGGGCGCGGAGCTGCGTCAGGGTGGGGCGGGAACGAGGCATGGGTCAGCTCAGTTGCTTCCAGCTCCACTGGAACTTCAGCGGCACCGTGGTGCCGTCCGTGCGATTGATCGTGATCTCCACGCCGAGCATCTCGCGGGCGGGGAAGAAGGCATTGACGTCGACCGAGGCGGCGACGCCGTCGTCGATCAGCCACTGCAGCGCCTCGGCGCAGTAGTCCTGGCAGCGATTGAGTACGGCCTGCGTCTGCGTGGAGCGGTCCAGCAGCCAGAGGCGCGAGCCGATCGGGTAGCGCGGATCCGTGTCGCCCCACCAGCCGCGTGGGTTGGTGCTGCCATCCGGGATTACGTCGTCTGGCGCGGCGATGCGGTCAGTGAAGAGGCTGATGATGACCGCCGTCTCCAGGTCGTTGCCGTCCTGGAGCTTCTGGCCGACCAGCACCCAGTCGCCGCGGCCATTCTGCACGTCCCAGATGGTGGCGGTGTCGCTCATATGGGCGGAGTCGGGCCGGTGCTAACGATGGTGCTGGAGCCGGCCTGCACGCCGACCACTTCGTGTGTGTGCGGCGCGTCGTAGGCGTCGCGGATGTTCTTGACGGTCTTGGTATTGCCAGAGCCGGTGTTGTCGACGATGTCGCCAGTGACCTTGAGCACTGGCGTATCCAGCTCGACGTCAACCGAGGCTTGCACTACCAGCTTCTGCGCGCCGTTGATATTGATCTGCGGCGCGTTGTTGACATTGATCGGCTTGCCGGCGCCGTTGATCACAATGCCGGTCTTCGAAAGATAGACCGACTGGCCGGTGGCGTCGTAGATCATTACCTCGCCGGGCTGCAGGTTTTTCGGTCGCAGCGCCTGGTTGTTGGTGCCGATGACGACGCCGTTGTCACGGTCGCCGGCGATGAAGATGGCCACCGCATCGGTGTCTTCCGGCGGGTTCGAGGCCAGACCGAACTCCGCCACCCGCCGCATGTCCCTGGTCTCCAGCGGTCCCAGCACGACCTGCACCCACTGCACATTGCGGGAGTCGTCGACCAGGGTGATGCGGCCGCGGCCGACCAGGAATAGCAGGCGCTGCCAGAGGCTGGGCAGGTTCACTGGCGCGCGATTCCGGGCACTGCCTGCAGCGCCAGGTCCACGTCCGGCGGCAGCGGCTGGAACAAGACCGGCTCACGCAGGAAGGCCTGCTGCGGCATGATCAGCAGCTCGGCGCGGGTGCCGTGCTGCGCATCCTTGTGGTACGTCACCTCGCTGATCAGCCAGGCGATGTCCTGGGTGGCGTTGCTGCCGTTGCTCCTGGTCTGGATCTTCAGGCTCGGCAGATCCAGCGGCACTAGGGTATTCGGCCGCCACAGCTGGCCGGCCTTGTCGCGCCAACTGTCGACGGTGACGCGCAGCTGGTAGCTGCGGCCAAGACGCCGGTTGAACTCCCAGAAGGCGCGCAGGCGCGACACGTCCAGGCCCGCGCCGCCGCCGCCGACCTCGGCGACCAGGGTGTGGCGGCGCCGGCGTGGCACCGCCTGGTCCTGCACCGTGGCCAGCAGATTGCCGCCCTGGCCGATGTCGTCGAAGGTGGCGATCGACTGCAGGAAGACGCAGTACTCGCTGAAGCGGCCGTTCATGCTGAAGCTGGCCGCCGCCTGCTGCACGTTGACGCCTTCCTGGATGCCGCTGGCGGCGTACTCCGTGCCCACCGGCGCCAGCACCAGGCGCCCCTGCTCGTCCTCGAAGCAGAGCAGGGCGCGGAAGCGGCAGAGCCGCTCGATCACGTCCCAAGGGGTGTCGGTGACGTTGAGGTTGAACTGCGGGATGATGGCGCCGATCTCGGCGCCTTCGGCTTCGACGACGTCGATTTTGTATGGCTTGGCCAGCTTCTGTGCGATTTGCAGGACCGAATTGGAGCTGATCTGGGCGCTATCCCAGATGACGGCGCAATCCACCAGGTCCTGACATTTTCCGCGGCCAATGACCCGGATTGAATGCCCGTTCGGCTCGATCGACGGTGAGAAAATGTCGACATAGCCCTTCACTACCAAATCATCGCCAAGCCTGACCTCTACATTGTCTCCGGGCTGCACAACTAGGGCCTGCGCCTCAGCGGGCAGCAGCTCCGTCATGCCGATTTCAAAGTCGTTTGGGCAGCGCTCGATACCCCGGGTTACGCGGATATCGGTCCAGCCGCCGAGAAGGCGATTCCCGATCTTTAAGGTAAGATCGTCAGCCATGTGCGCAGCCCTCCCGCCGACGAGGTGCCTATGAAGGTTTGGTTTTGTGTGCTGGCCGCGCTGCTATTGCCATTGCAAGCGCAAGCCGTTGGAGAGCTTTACCGGGTAAAGGCAGATAGAACCATCGGCTGCCTGGGGCCTGCTGCGAAGGATCTCAGCCAGGCCAAAGGCCATCCCAACGAACCGCTGCCGAAGGACTGCCGTCTATTCAAAGCGGGATTCCAGTTCAGCTTTCAGCAGTTAAGCCCCTATTCCTTTGACAGCGAGGATAGGGTCAATCCAGGCCAGATCGAGACCACTGTCTATGCGACGTGGCTCGATGACAAGGTCGAGGGCGGAGCCGAATATGCGACCTTCGATCAGCGCGACGTGGAGGCGGTTCTGGATGCGACCGGCCAGCCGGTTCGCTCGAGCTGCTCGGCGCCGATCGGCGGCGAATATGACCGCCTCGAGGCCGACAAGGACGGCCGGCTCTATCTGAAGCGCTACGAGCTCAAGGCGAAGTGCATCAACGGCCAGATGCGCACCACCAGCCGGCCATTGAACTAACGTTTCTTCAGGTCAGTCGAGTTGAGTGCCGCCAATACTGCCCAGAACAGCAGTACGGCACAGAGAAACAGAGAGAGGCTGAGGGGCCAGTTCAGAAGCCCATCAAGAATCTGTTGAATGCCAGCCCAGGATGTACTCGGACAACTTATCCCGAGGAAATCCAGCGCATAGCGTGTCGGCATCGGGTGCCAAAAGCCGTCACGCAGCCAACGATAGCATTGGTATGCAAGTACTCCGGGGCCACTGAGGAAGGCCAGGAGAATGACATTTACGACAATAATGGCGAGACCCTGGCCCGACTGCGATGGCGCTTTATCTGCCATAGGATCTAATCCCCGATTGGCCGAGGATCTGTTTCGATCTGCACGAAGCCGTCGAGGAGGTCCTCGATGGCGTCGGCTGCTTCGCGCAGCAGTTCAGGGGTATTGGAGCTCGCAGCGGCCTTACGCAGGCGCTCTACCAGGTCGGGCGAAGGTTCGTTTCCCATGGGAAACACGGTTATCGCGGAATAGGCGACAGCGAGCAGGCCTCCTTCACTACTTCGAAGGCCCGATCCATTTCGTGCTGGGTATAGCAAACATGTCCGTCATCCGGCTTCGGGATTGTCACGCAGCGACCGTTGGGACAACGCCAGAGTTCGACAGTGCTCGTCTCAACCCCATATGAGGCAAGATTGAAACGTTTGATGACGTGCTGTTCGAATTCCGTTCTGGAATAGAGGCGAATCATTGGCGGCCGCGATCAGGCGGCAACCAACCAGACTTCCTCCATCTTGTCGGTCTGCTTCCTTGCAGGCACATTGCTGACACTATCCGTTCCAAGTTGCTTGGCCGGTAAACCGAGCTTCACTTCGACACTGAGGTCGTAATTGGCTTTCATCAGTGCCTGAATGACATTGGGGACGTCCGCCTCGAGCCTTTCATAGTCCGCGCCAGACATGAAGAAGCCGTCAATATCCGGGCTGGACAAAATCCACTTGCCATCCTTCAAGTCGGCGCGCACGCGCACAATGCCGGACTTGAGGCATGGAAGCTCGGGCTTTGTACGGAGAAATTGCATCATGGCGGCTTAGGCCCCAATACCTCGAAAATACCGGATTAACCCATGGGGGCTATCGGCCTGGCATTGGGGGACTTGAGACCGAAAACGCACGCGCAAGTTCATTGCGCAAGCACAACGGCTCGCCGCCACACCCCGGCTAACACTCCCATGACGTAACGTGCGCATTCCATGCCTCACGTTAAATAGCGGCCCGAAGGGGGGCCGGCTTCATTGGGCGGAGTATAGGCAGTGAACCCGGTTTCGGAAGTCGCCCACCTCAATTTGACCGGTCAAAAGTGTGAAATAGTTCACACTTTGACAACATTTGTCGCAAATCCCCCCATTGACACAGGCAGTTAGGAAGCCAGCGCCTTGAATCGGGTTGGCATGAATGCCGGGTGCGGTGGATTCCCGAATACCACCAGCTGGTCGGCCCGGGCCGGGTCGCGGTAGAGCCGCTGCGCCAGCACCAGGGAGGGCCCCGGCGCCGGGCTGTCGACCTCGACGATCTCCGGCAGGCCGGCACCGCGGGTGGCCAGATCCTGGGCGACGTCGGCGCGGAGCTGGCGCAGGGCGGTGTAGCTGTCGTCGTCGCCGGCGTCGCCGGCGGCGGTGATCTCCAGGTCGATCAGGCCGCAGACCTGGTTCCGCACGGCTGCGGCGTCGTCGGCCGAGACGGGCTGGTAGGCGGCGCTGGCCTGGGCCAGGGCCTGCAGCGTGGCGCGGCGGAACAGGCTGAGGTGGGCCGCCTGGGCGCTGAGCATGGCCATGGGGATGGCGGAGCTGCCGAGCACGGGCGCCTCGGTGTAGCCGTAGAGGCCGGCCAGGAGGCGCACGGCGCTACGCGGATCCTGGATGGCGGCCAACAGGGCCTGGGCCAGGGCCTGCACGGCGGCGCCGATGGTGGCGGGGTCGCCGCCGGTGGCGGCCGTATTCAGGGCCGTGGCGGCGGCTGCGACGCTGGCGCGGGCGGCGGCGCCGGCGGCGATGAGCGACGCGGTGGTGGCGCCGCTGGAAGCCTGGGGCGAGGTGTTGATGTTCTGGAAGCCGACGCGGCCGCCGCCGAAGTAGCGCCCGAAGGTGCCGCTGATATTGGTGGGCAGGCTGACCAGCATGCTGAACAGGTTGGTGGCGTCGTTGGCCAGGCCGCTGATCTGCGCGGACCAGCCGCTGACGGTGGCCACCACCTGGTGGGCGACGGCGGAGCCGCGCGAGAGCGCGAGCTGCAGCTGGGTGACGTAGCCGCCGAGCGCGGCCTGGAACATGGCGGCGGCCGAGGTTTGGGATGCGGCGCCGGTGGCGGCCTGGACCTCCGGGAACTGCCGGTCACCCGCCACTACGAAGGTGAACTGGATCTCGAAGACGCGGCCGCGCTCGCCGGAGCGGATGGGCTGCTCGCCGAGCACGCTGACGGTGAGGCGGCCCAGCGAGGGATGGATCAGGATGCCGGGGCCGGGCGTCTCGATCGCCGCGACCATGCGCTCGCGCTGGGCAATGATGTCGTCGCCCACGAGGAAGCCGGTGATCGACAGCCGGCGGACACTCTTGCCCATGTCCTCGGGCCAGTAGTCCTCACGGTTCGGGTACTCGTGCACTGCCTGGCGACGGCCGGAGCGGAAGTCGTCGCCGCGCGTGGCGAACGGCACCCCGCGAAACGAGGCCTGGACTGCCTTGATCTGCTCGAGGTAGGTGCGCATCAGGGACCGCCGGCTGCTGGCATGGGGCTGCCGATCGTCACAGGGACTGGACCCTTGCTGCCGTGGGTGAAGTAGCCGCGCACACCGGCGGGCAGCCCTTCCAGCGTGACGGTCAGGCGTTGTTCGCGCTGGCCCGAGGCGATGCCGGCGGCAACGGCCTGCTGAAGATCGCCTGGGTTGATCTGGTAGTCGCCGCCGGACTCCTTGTGCGCAATCGCCGCCAATAGCGGTGACAGCACGGCCGGATCATGCAGATTGAGGTGGCGCTGCGGATCGAACCCAGTTTCGCGCGCCACGTCGGCAGCGTATGAGGCCGGGTCATTGCCATCGCCCGCCGGTGCCCAGGTCGAAACGATGCCGCTGATGGTATCAATGCCCCGGCCGCTATAGAGCTGGAGCTGCTTCGCCGCGGCGGTGAGACCATCGAGCGGCGAGTCGAATGCGGCAAAGCCGCCCAGCACCGGCTGCAGGCCCCAGCGGCGCAGGTTCGTCGGGTTGTTCTGGCGGGCACCGACGCCATGACCTCCACCGACGTTGATGCCGTTGGGATGATCGCGCATGAAATTGCGCGTCATCGCAACGCCGCCGGCCATCAGGCCCAGCGCGCCGATCGCGGCCAGGATGGGCCAGGCCTCGGCCAGCACCGGCACCAGCAGGCCCATGGTGCCGAGCAGGCTGACGAAGGGCGCCAGCAGATTGGCCAGCATGATGCCGCCAAGCGCCAGGGCGATGGTCTTGAAGCCGCCGAGCTGGTCGACGATCTTCCCCAGCTTGTCGAGGAAACGGCTGGCGCCTTCGGCGACCTTGTTGAAGTCGATCCGCGCCAGCCAGTCGCCGATATTCTTGAAGAACTCGCCGATGCGGCCGCGGTTGCCGCTGAGCCAGGTGGTGAGGTGCTCGACGAAGGCGGTAAAACCGGGCGCCAGCTTCGAGGCCACCTCGTTCTGCACGCCGCCGGCTGCGATCTTGAGGTAGTTGAGCGCCAGGCCGAGCTTATCGGCTGCCTGGAGTTGCGCCTGCGACTGCACGCCGCCGAGCTCGCGCACCTTGCGCTCGTAGGCATCGATCGCGGCCGGGCCCTTGCGCAGCACCGGCAGCATCGATTCAAGCCCGAACTGGCGCGCCACCAGGCGCTGCACCTCGGGGCTGGCGATGTGCGAGATGACGCCGGAGAGCTGGCGGAAGGCGGCGGCGGTGTCGATCGCGCCGTCCTTGGTGCGCCGCACGCTGAGGCCAATGCGGTTCATCAGCACCAGCGCCTCGGGATTGCGCCCGAACAGGGCGCCCTCGAGGATGTCCGCGAAGCCCTGGAAGCTGGCGCCGACCTCCTCGGCGTTGCCGCCGAGCGCCGTGACGACGCCGCGCAGGGCCTGGAAGTTGTCGGTGGAGAGCCCGGCGCTGCGGGCGCTGCGCTCGACGTAGAAGTTCAGGCGCGCCCAGGTGTTGGTGAGCGTGACCAGGCCGGCGATGGTGCCGCCGCCGACGATGGCGGTGAGTGGCGCTGCCATGGCGGCGAGGTGCTGCGCCGAGGCCTTGGCGGCGCCGGCCAGCTTGCCGGTGTACTTGGCCAGGCGCTCCATGCCGGAATAGTGGGCGAGCTTGGCGGTGTAGGCCTGCATCCGCCGCAGCGGCGCGGTCAGCTGCTGCACCCTTTGATGGAAGCGCTTGACGACGCGGAGGGCGGCATCGTCCTCGGCAACAATCTCGATGGGGAACTTGTTGCCGCTCACGGGATCATCTCCGCCTGTTTCGGTCCGCGGCCCGCTTCATCTCGCGCAGGATCCGTTCGTGCTGCTCGCCCCACCAGGTGAGCCGCGTCCAGGTCTCGCCCCAGCCTTCGCCCGGGCCCCAGTGGAAGAAGTAGGTCAGCTCTGCGACGAGGTCGCGCCAGTCCTCGGGGAGACGTCGACGAAAGGGTCGAAGAACGCGATCGCCTCCCTCAGATCCAGAGCACCGATCTTGCTGACGATGACTTCCTCAACGCCCGAAGTGGCCGCGATCAGGTAGATGAAGGCGCCGAGGCCGGGCTGCTTCAGCTGCTTCTGGAAGAACTTGTCCAGCTCGCCGGCGGTGGGCTCACGCAGCTTGAGCTCGGAGTAGGTTTCCTGGTTCTTCGGGTCCTTGCCGAAGGTGACCGGCTTGCGCAGGACCAGAACCATCTCCAGAGCGAGATCGACCGTCTGGGTTTCGCTTTCGGCCATGGCTTCAGTCCTCCTTGACGCTGCCGTCGTTGCCCTCAAAGCGCACGTCCGTCACGGCTTCCTGGGTGTTGACGTCGATCTCGCCGACCTGCCACAGGTTGCGGCCGATGACGCTCTTGCCGTTGGCGAGGCCGACGACGATGGTGACGTTGGTCATGGCGTTAAGATCGCTGACCTTGAGGCCGCCGGAGTCACGCAGCTTGAACGCGATGTGCGGCGCGTTCGGCATCTCGTTGTAGCCCTGGATGCTGCTCTGCCCTTCGTTGGTCGAACGCTTGACCAGTGCGGAGTTGTAGGTGCATTCGCCGGCGACGTCGTAGACCACACCATCGATGGTGAGGTTGACGATTCCGCCGCGGCGCTGGGTGGTATCGGCCATGCTGGGGACTCCGGAGGTGTGGTGCTCTTAGGCGCGGAACATCGCGAGCAGGGCGAAGATGTTGAGCTGGTCGGTGAGGATGCCGTCCCACAGCACGTCGATGCGGTTGCTGTCCTGGGCGTTGCGCTGGACGAGCAGGCCCTCGGCGAAGGCATCCGTATCCTGCACCTGGCCGGCGAACTCCAGCTCGGCATAGGCCGCGATCTGGTCGGCGCGCAGGATGCTGGGGGTGACGATCGGCGAGCCCGCCGCAAAACGGGTGCCGTCGTCCGCCAGCGCCATGCGGCCGTACTTGCTGGTGATGCGGGTCTTGAGGAAGCGCAGCACGAGCATCAGCTGGAACATGCGCTCCACCGGCAGGTAGGAGTTGTCCGGCTGGCCGAAGGCGTTGGTCTGGTAGGAGGTGATGGCGCGTTCGACGCGCACGGTGCCGTCGTCGTCGACGGTGTAGGTGCTGATGCCGTTGAACAGGAGCGCATTGCGCTCGCTCAGCGGGAAGCGCGAGGACAGCGGTGGCGCCAGGGCGCCGGGGATGGTCAAGGTCTGCAGCGGCTGCGGCGCGAAGTTGCGCAGGCTCGGCGCCACGGCTGCGGCGTACATCGCCGCCCAGCGCCAGGCCGGGGTGGGCGTGTCGTAGATGCCCATCACGGTGCCGTGCTGGTCGTTGAGACCGGAGCCGAAGGTGGTGAGCGCGCCGTAGGTGCCCTTGTAGGCGGCGAACCAGTGGCCATAGACCTGGACGTCCCAGCTCCAGCGGCCGGTGACGTCATCGAGGAAGGACTTCAGCGCGGTGAGGCTGATGCTGTCCGTGTAGGGCAGCACGATGAAGTCGTAGGCCTTGTCGCCGAGGTTGGCCAGCGGCGTGGCCAGGCTCGGCGCAGTGGCGCCGGCGGTCATGGCGACGATGGTGAAGGTGAGGCCGGCGGGCGTGGCTTCGCCGGCCCGGGTGCCGCCGTAGTTGACGCGCAGGTCGATGTCGTTGCCGGCGGGGCCGAGGTTGAGCGCGGTGAAATCGACCTGGAAATTGTTGACGCCGTCGACGGCGGCGCTCACCGGCAGGTTCGGCGTGGCGTTGACCGCCGTGGCCAGGGCGGTGGCGAGCTGGGCCGCGGTCTGGGTGGTGAGAACCGGCAGCTGGATGCGCACGCCGCCGATATACAGCGAGAGCGTGCCGTTGGCGGTGGCCACATGGGTGAAGGCGAAGCTGCCCGCGGCAACGACGGCGGCGGGGTCGTCGGCCAGCGGCAGCAGGTGCACCTCGGTGAAAGCGTCGCCGGCGAAGTAATCCGAGGCCATCAGGTGCAGCATGGAGCCGGGGCCGGCGAGCTGGGCGGCCTGGGCGGCGCCGCCGCAGATGACGGGCTTGCCCGGCGTGGCGGTGCCGGCCTTGCCGCCGGCGGTGAACATCTGGCCGATGATCAGGGTGCGCTGCGGCTGCACCGCCGAGTTCGCCAGGCTGTTGTTGACCTCGGCGTAGAACAGCGGCGTGCGGATCTGGCCGCCGGCGGGCAGCCTGGTGAAGGGGAGCGACATGGATCCTTACTCCTGAGCGGCAGTGGTGGCGGCCGACGGCGCCGGGATGGACTGCGGCTTCTCCAGCGTCACGTCACCGTCCTGCAGGCGGCGGTGCCAGAACGGCGTCGGCGGCACGGCGCGGCCTTCCATCGGCAGGTAGTCCTTCAGCTGCGGGTCGAAGATCTTCAAGCCGGGCTTGGGGTAGACGTGCATGGTCACTCCAGTTCAGAAACGTCGAGCATGAAGCCCGTGTAGTCGCCCTGGTCGTCGAGCGCGCCGGGGCCGAAGTAGTTGATGCTGTCGAAGTACAGCGCACCCTCGATGCGGCCGTCCGGGCCCGACTCGCGCGGCGCCGGCGTGGCCCAGGGCTGGAACGGCACACTGCCGGGGGCGTAGGTGCCGAGCGAATCGAAGACGTTGGCCAGATCCAGGTAGAGGCCCAGGCGCTTGAGCGGCACGATCGGGTTCGGCGTCGGCGGCCAGCTCGTCGCCGGCGGCGGCAGCACCGAGGCGTCGAACTCCTCGTAGACCTCGAGCGTGAGCATCATGACGAAGCCGGCCAGGTGCTGGCGCCCCTCCGCCGTGATCTCGCTGCGCGTGCGCACCGAACGATAGGCCTGCACCACATCGCCGAGCGGCTTGTCGGTCAGCAGCAGGTTCTCGACCGTGTAGGCCAGGGCCTCGATGTTGTCCTGGGCGGTGGCCTCGTCCTGCTCCTGGATCCGTCCATGGATCTCGATGTCGATCGAGGTGTCGAACTTCGGGATGCCCATGGTGGCGCCGCGGTCGATCGACGATTTGCTGTCGTCGCCGCAGCGCACCTTGAACTCGGCATGCCCCTCGACCAGGTCAGCCGCGGCGGTGTCCCAGTCACCCGGGGTATCGATCAGCCAGTCGTAGCTGTTCGCCGTCTTGGCGCGGGTGAGTGCGCCGATCACCGCCAGGCGCAGCAGCCGGCGCGCCAGCATCGGCTGGCTCTGGACCACCATCGCCATCGGCGTTCTCCGTCAGGGCGCGCCGAGGGCGTTGAGCAGCAGCGTGGCGTGGCCGTGGCTATCCGGCTTGGGCTTGCGCACCTGGAAGGTGACGCCGGTGCGGATGCAGGTGCACTGGTCGCCCTTCTTCGGCACGCGCGGGAAGTCGGCGGTGCGGATCCCCACCGCTGGGCCGGTGGTCATCACCGGCACGCCGCCGGCGAGCTCCTGGTCGGCGTAGCCTTCGTCGTAGACGCCGTTGGCCTGGAAGGGCTGCAGGCCGGCCAGCGACCAGGTGAATGGTTCCCCGAACACCTGGTCGACCAGCGGGCCGATGACGAGCTGGTCCCAGTTGATCATGCGTGGTCAGCCTTGGCCGTTTCCCATGGGAAACGGCTGGTTTCAGGCCTTCGTGATGAGGCTTGCGCTCACGTTGAAGTTGGCCGAGGTAATCTGCTGCTCGTCGCCAGAGCCCTGCCAGCCCAGGGAGCCGTAGCAGGAGATGGAGATCATCTGCTCGGGCGTCGGGTCTTGAAGGACCTGCACGAAGGCCGCCACGCCGGCGAGCGCCTGCTCGGCGTCCTTGGCATGGATCGGCTGGCCGTTCACGACTTCCTTGAGCCGGGCCTCGGCCGCAGCGATGGCATCGGCTTTGGTGGCGCCCTGGGCGCTGAAGCTGTACGACATGGTGATGCTCCTAATGAATTTAGGGTGGCCCGGCATCCGCCGGGCCAGGGATCAGGCGGTGCCGCGCTGCAGGACCTCGGGACGGGTGCAGATGTGCAGCGGGTAGCTGTAGGCCTCCATCTTCCACCAGGCGTTGCGGTCGCGGTCCGGAATGGGCAGCACGTAGACCGGCTTGCCGGGGGTGTTGACCCACTCGAAGGTCTCCGCCGGCGCCAGGGCGCGCTTGAAGATGCCCGGTGCGCCCAGAGGGAAGAACTTCACCTTGGTGTCCGGGATCTTGATGGTGGAGTTGTCGTCCGAGCCGCGGTAGTTGATCCAGGTGATGCCACCGAATTCGAAGGCGGTGAATGCGCCGCCGGTGTTGCCGCCGCGAACGTCACGCGCATCGCTCCAGTTGAGGAAGGTACGGATCACGTCCGGGTGATTGACGAATTCGTCGTAGAAGACGTCGCCGGCCAGCGCCACCACGCGGGTGGTCGGCACGAAGGCGCCCTGGGCGGCGCGTGCCATGCTGCGGACGATCTCATTGCAGAGCGGCCGCAGGGAATTCGGCGTGCCGGCAGCCAGATTGAAGGCAACCTCGGCCGGCTGGTTGATGCCGAACTGCGCATACCAGTCGTAAAAGACCGAGCCGTCCGTGTTGAGGAGCTTGCCCTGGACCGCGGCGAGGCGGTGGTATTCCCAGGTGTACTCGATGTTGGCCAGCAGACCGGTGGGGCCGGTGAGGCGGCGCGCCACTTCGGTCTCGAGTTGCATCAGCTCGGTTTCGCTGCCGAAGGCACGGATGCTCTGCAGCTCGTCTGCCGTGATGGTGTCCGAGTGCATGACCCGCGGTACGTCAAAGTAGCGCGCCTGGCGCTGCTCGGTCGTACGCTGGGTACCTTCGGTGCCGCGCTTGCTGAACGGGATCAGCACCAGCTTGCCCTGGCGCTGCTCGACGGCGAGCGCCTTGGTGCGGATCGGCTCGTCCTCGAAGATCTTCAGGTCACCCAGGCCGACAGGCTGATAGGGGTACTTGTCGACGGCCGCGGTCAGCTGGATCGTGGTGAACGGGTCCTGGTTGAACACGTCCATGCTGATGCCGGCGAAGGCGACCAGCATCAGGCCGGTGTCGCTGAAGTGCGGGATGGGGAGGGCCGCCGCCTCGGCCGGCGTGATGCCGGCGACGGCGAGCACGCTGGCGACCAGCAGGGCGACAAGCGCCATGGTGGCGCCACTGGAGGGGAACAGCTTGCGGATCATGGTTGCGTCCTCGTTCAAGAAAAACCCCGCTCGAGGCGGGGCGGGGTTCGATGTGCGGAGGTGAAGCTTCGGCGCCGCACCCTGCACGCAGGCGCGGCGCCGGAATGGTTCAGCGGGGGATGATGCCGAGCTTGATCAGGCCGGGCAGGCCGCTGGCGGCGATGGCGGCGGCGCTCCAGGACGGATCCCAGATCAGCTCGGAGGCGTTGACCTCCGCCGCGCGGGTCACGCCCGCGGCCGGCTGATCGGCCAGCGTGGCATCGACGGTGCCGTACAGGATCGCCGCCGGCACCTGGCTGCCGTCCACCGCGGTGGCGACACTGGTGATGTACTTGTTGGCGTTGGCGTTCGCCGCCACGGTGACGGAGAAGCTGTCGCCCGGCACGAAGGCGGAGCCGCCGGCGGTGATGGTGAAGCTCAGGCCGCCGCCATTGAAGGCGGTGCCGGTCACACCGTGGCCGATCTCGGCGCCAGTGGGATCGGATACCACGAAGTGGGTGGCGTCATCGAACTCGACGATGTAGATACCCACCTTGGGCGCGTGGCCGGTGGTGGTGACGGCGCTGCTGGTGCCGTTGCCGGTGTTGCCGGCGTTGGCTGCGGCCACGGCCGTGGGCTTGTCCGGCGCGTCGGTGGTGGTGATGGTGAAGCCGTCACCCGCGACGAACGCGGTCCCGCCGGCAGTGATGGTGAAGCCGATGCCCAGCGCGCTGAAGGCCGAGCCAGTGGTGCCGGTCGCGGTCTGGCCATTGGGCGCAGTCACGGTGAAGTGGGTCGCGTCGGTGAAGGCGAGGGCATAGGCGCCGATCTGCGTCGGAGTCGACACCGTGGTGATGGCGCCGAAGGTGCCGTTGCCGGTGTTGCTGCCCAGGGCGGCGGCGGTGGCGCTGTTACCGGTGGTGATCAGGCCGAGGATGGTGCCGGCCAGCACGCGTGCCGCGCCGGTCAGCGTGAACTGGTCGAGGGAACGGTGACCGTTGGCCTTGCTGACGAGGAAGCCGCCGTCGTGCCGGATCTCCGTGATGGGACTGGTGAAGGTCATGGAAGGAATCCTCTACTGCGTTGGTGGAGTGCCGGCTTGCGGCCGGCGGCGGTGTCGTGGAGTGGAATCAGGCCTTGCGCTTGGCGCCGGCCTTTTCGAAGGCGCGGTCCCAGCCCTGCGCCGCGGCCTGGGACGAGCTCTGATCGAGGCCGCCGCCGGAAGCCAGGCCGCGCGGATTGCGGTCCTGCCGGCCGGAGCTGACTGTGGCGCCGGCGGGCGAACCGCGCAGCACGGCCAGCGCTTCGCTGCGCGGCATCGAGGTGTTGAAGGCGAGCTGGGCGGCGAGCTGCGGGTTCCGCGCCGCGGCTCGGTCGTTGAAGATGGCGGCGCAGCGGGCGCGCTCACGGCGACGGGCCTTGGCGGCCGAGGAGTTGCCGCGCATTTCCTCGTCGCTGTCGTCCTCGTCCTCCATCTCCTCGTCCTCGGACTCGCCGGAATCGTCGGCCTTCTTGCTCTTCTTGGACTTCTTGCCCTTTTTGTCCTGGCCGTCTTCCTCGTCGCCGGGCTCGTCGTCTTCGCCCTCGGCGCTGGCGTCGCCGTCTTCGCGATCCTTGTCCTTGGGCTCGTCGTCTTCGTCCTCGGCCTTGCTGCCCTTCTTGCCGTAGTCCTTGTCGTCGTCGCCCTTCTCGGACTTCTTGCCCTTCTTGGGCTCTTCCTCGCCTTCATCCTCGTCGCCGGCGCTGGCCTTGGACTTCTTGGCGCCACGGCCGAGGCTGGCCAGGTGGGAGAAGGTGAGCGCGCCGCCGAGCCGGGCCATCAGGGTGCCGGGGGCGGAAGCGGGAGCAGCGCCCGCGGCGAGGCGGGACTTGAGCAGTGCCGACATGGAAAACTCCTTGCGAGGTTTACGCCAGCTGCTCGAGCAGGGCGTAGAAGGCGGCGTCCGGCGCCATGACGGCGTCGGCAAAGCCGATTTCGACGCCGTCGGCGCCGAGGAAAGAAGCGGCTTCCGTACCGCGGACCCTGGAAGCCTTGATGCCGCGGTTGCGGGCGACGGTGTCGACGAACAGTTCGCCCATCTCGTCGATCTCCGCCTGGAAGCGGGTGCGGGCATCCTTGGAAAGCGGGATGCACTCGTTGCCGTCGGCCTTGCGTGCGCCGTACTGGATCAGCGTCACGTCGATGCCCATGTTCTCCAACATCTTGCTGAAGTCGGCGTGCATGGCGATTACGCCGACGCTGCCGGTACCGCCGGTGCGCGGCACGATGATGCGGTCGGTGGCCGAGGCGATGGCGTAGGCGGCCGAGTAGGCGACCTCGGTCAGGATCGACCAGATCGGCTTCCGGCCGCGTGCCGCGTAGATGGCGTCGACCAGGTCGAAGCAGCCGGCCACCTCGCCGCCGCGGGAATCGATGTCCAGCACGATGGCCTGGACCGATTCATCCTCGAGCGCCATCGACAGGTTGCCGCGCAGGCCGTCGTAGCCGGTGAGGAACGAAAAACCGCGCAGATAGCCCAGCTTCTGCACCAGGCAGCCGGAGACGCGGATCACGGCGACGCCCTGGTAGACGTCGTAGGGCCGCATCGCTTCTTCGCGGTCGACGCCTTCGCCCCAGCCTTCGAGCATCATGAGCGGCTCGATCGAGCCGGGCTCCAGCATCAGCGGCTGGTTGAGGAAGCGGCGCGCGAACGCCGTCGGCTTAACGAGCATGCGCGATCACCGGGCGGCGCAGCAGCCAGCGCGCAATATGCGCACCATCGAAGGGGCGGAACGGCAGTAGGTTCATCACCGCCATCGAGGCGTTCACGATCACGCCGGCCTGGCCCATCATCTGCAGGCCGGGCGCTACTGGTGCGACGCTCAGCGCGTACCAGCCCAGGCTCATCACCAGGTTGGCGACCGGGCCGGCCAGATGCACCAGCGCCAGGTCGCGCAGCGGATGGCGCAGGCAGGCGCTGTTGAGCGGCAGCGGCCGGGCCCAGCCGACCACGATGCCCAGGCCGGTGGCCAACAGGGCCAGTGGCAGCAGCACCGTGCCGGTCCAGCTGACGTGACGCAGCGGGTTCAGGCTGAGGCGGCCGAGCGCACGGGCGGTGCCGTCGCCGAGGGCGAGGGCGGCGTAGCCGTGCGCGACTTCGTGCAGAGTAACAGCGAGCAGGACCGGCAGGATCCATACCGCCAGGGCGAGCAGGTGAGCGTTCACCGGGCCTCCGTTGTTCGTTCCAGGGACTCGCCGTCCCCATTGCCGGCCGGCCCGCCGATCCATTCCGGATAGGGCAGGCCGCGCTGGGCATAGGCCCGGCGCTCGAGCTGGCGCTGGTCGAGATCCTCTTCCCAGTCGCCGCCATACAGCTCGGCGGTCTCGCGCTTGAGCGTGCTCATGCCGATGTCCATTGCCATCGCCGAGCCCTGGATCTCCTTGGGCTTGTCGATGAAGCCGCGGCCCGGCGCGAGCCAGCCGCAGCGGGAGTATTCGGTCATGGCCTCCCGGTAGCGTGGCGCGCGGCGCGGCAGCGGTGCCTCGCCACGGTCCATTTCCTCGTCCAGCCAGGCGGCATACATCGGCGTCGACGATTCGGTGCAGAACTCGCTGCGCCGGCGTACCACCGTCTTCCAGGCGTCGGCCAGGGCGCCGCGCAGGTTGGAGTAGTTGCTCTTGCTCCAGTCCATTGATACCTGCTCGCGAGTCTGGCCGGTGCAGGCGGCGAAGACGCCCTGCATCTCCTGGGCGAAGGGCGCGAACTCGGCGTGCGGATGCGCGCTGACGACCTGTTTGATGTCCTCGCCCGGTGCAAGCGTGGGCACTCGCACGCCGCCCATCAGTGCCGGACGGTCGCGGTGCCATTCCTGGCGCAGTGACTGGTAGCGCGACAGCTCAGCCTCGCTACCTCCGTCGTCCAGGGCGTTCTGCACCTGGACCGGGTCGTAGGGACTGGTGACGTAAGTGCCGAGCACGCTGGCCAGGGTCGCGGCCTGCAGCTCGACACCGTAGTAGCGCGCCAGCATGCGCATGTGCGCCAGCACCGGCGTGAAAATGCCGATGCCGCGGTTCTGACCTGCGCGCTTCTTCTCGAAGCCGTGGAACACGCGCCGCCACCCGTCCGGATCGCGCTTTTCGACGCGGTCCCACTCCATGCTCTCGACGGCGTTGTACCAGTCGTTCTGGTGCGCGCGGCGGATGTGGTAGGCCACCGCCGCGCCGTTGTCGTTGAGCTCGACGCCGCCACGCAGGTAGCGCGTGTCCACCCGCTGGTAGGGATTGGACAGGCGGTCCGGATCCACGATCAGGAAGCTGGTGGCGTATTGAGCGCCGCCGACGCCGACGAAGTCGGGATTCCAGAATGCAACCGCCAGCGAATCGCCGTCGATCAGCTTGTGCGCCAGCATCAGATACCACTGCTGGCCCAGCGTCTGATGCTCCTCGATATCGTTGAAGCGGTTGACGTCGTAGGCGAAGTTGCGCCAGCGCGATTCGATGTACTGACGGAATTCGTCCGCCCACACCGCATCGAAGGCCTTGTCGAAGCGCCGCAGTGCGCGATAGTCCGGCGACGCATGCAGGCGCAGGTCGCATCCCAGGGTGTTGTCCAGGATGCGCATGATGCCGCCGACGATCCAGCCGTCATTGCGGTACAGATCCCGGCTGCGCGCGACCATGCGGTCGCGGAACTGGTTGATCTCGGCGTCCGGGCTGCGGATCCACGGCAGCCAGTTGCCCATCTCCTGGGTCTGCCAGTTCGCCGCATCGTAGGGGAACACCCCGCCGATGTAGCTGCCCGGGTACTGCGGCCCGGTGTCGGCGCGCGCGCGCAGCGGCTGGCCATGCCGGTCGATCAGCACCGGCAGGTTGGAGCTCGGGGCGGCCATCAGAAGAACGGCGCGAGCGCGGCGCGGCGGTTGACGCGCTGGCCGGTGAGCGTGTCGATCTGCGACTGCAGGCCGATGATCGCCTGCACCATGGCGCCGATGTTGGCCTTGGTGAAGGTCACCGACTTGGTGCCATCGCCCTGGGCGTAGCCGGCCACCTCGACTTTGCGGCCGCTCATCAGGTCCAGGTAGTCGGTCTGCATCTGCGTCAGGCGTGCCTGCAGCGTGGCGACGTCGATGCCGTCGAGGATACTGGTGCGGCGGCTGCAGGACACGGCGGATCCTTCAGGCCAGGCGGCTGGCCAGCGAGCGCCGCGGCTGCTGGGCGCCGGCCGGCGCCTCCCCGGGTTTCCCATGGGAAACGGGCGGAGGCGCCGGCGGCGGTGCAGCGGTGGGCGCATGGTTATCGGGTGAGGCCGCCGCCTGGGCGTCGACCCTGTTGTTGCTGTCCCAGGGTTGGGCCCAGGGGAACGGTTTGTCCCAGTTGATGCGGGCCAGGCCCTGCAGGTGCGCCGCGACGTGCGTCAGCACCATCAGGTCCAGCACTTCGTTGCGCGCGTGGGCGGCCTTCTTTTCCCAGCGGCCGTCCGCCAGGCGGTGCTCGGCGGCGAGCTGTTCGAAGAACGGGTGTGGCGCTTCCTTGGCGCGCAGGGCGCGGGGGAAGTGCACGTAGAGTGGGCCCGGCTCGGCCACCTTGAGCTGCGCCGCCAGCGCGTCCTTGAACAGGTTCGGGTTGAAGCTGGCCAGCGGCACCTGGCCGCGGGCGACTTTGCCGGCCTTGCGTTGGGTGTCCGGGTAGACCACCACCAAGCGTTGCGCGGTGAGCGGCTTGGCGCCCTTCGATGGCAGCAGCGACCAGGCCTCGCGTCCGCTGATTTGGCCGTAGAGCCGCAGCTTGCGCTGGCGCTGCCAGCGGATGAAGGCGGCGTAGGCCTGGTCGGTGACTCCAGGGATGCCCTGCGAATCGTAGATGGCGCCGTGCGGCCGCATGCGGCGGCCGCTGCCGTCGGCCAGCGGCCAGCTGGCGAGCAGGACCTTCTCGAGCAGCTGGTCCCAGTCTTCGGGCGAGGTGTCGACCGAGGCCGGCAGCTTGCCGTGCTCGATGACCCAGCTCTCGCTCTTGATGCCCCAGCCGCGCACCAGCCATTCAAAGTGCGCGGCCTGGATGTCCACTGCGACGGTGATGAAGCGGACGCCGTCCGGCACCATGCCGCGCGTGAGCGAGCCCTCGGCGCGCTCGGCCAGGGTGTTGGCGTCGACCGTGCCCTCGGTCTTGAGCGTGAGGCGCGGATAGCCCCACTGCTTCGCCATCACCTGGTGGAAGGTCTTGCTCTCCTCCTCGCCGCCATTCTCCGCGGCGCGCTCGGCCTTGACGCGCGCGCGAGCCAGGGCGCCGATGCCGCCGTCGACGAACAGGCTCATGGCGCCGACGATCCAGAAGCCGGCGATGCGGCGCGGCAGCAGCTCGCCGGTGACGATGCCGTCCTCGGAGATCTCCTGGCCGAGGCCAACGTAGCGGCCGTAGCGCAGCATCTCGCGCCGGTAGCTGTCCTCGATCATGCAGCCGGCGCTGGGGCAGACCAGGCGCGTCTCCGCCTGGATCTCCTCGAGCGTGCCGTTCGGCGGGTACCAGAGCGCCATGTGCCGCGCGGCGATCGGGATGGGGCTCGACCAGGCGCCGCATTGCGGGCAGGGCCAGTACCACATGCGCCGATCGCTGTCCTTGTACCAGGCCAGGATGCCGGCGTCCCACTTGTCGATGTCCAGGCCGTAGGCCCGGTCCGGGTGGCTGAGGCCGAGGATCTTGCCGTAGCGCCCGAAGTTGGTGACGCGCACGTCGAACTGCGCTTTCACGTCGCCGAGGGAGGCGAGGTAGGCGTCGATCTCGTCTGCGACGATGCGCTGCGCGGTCTTGCTGATCAGGTTCGCCTGCGTGGCCGAGAGGAACTCGGCGCGCATGCCGGCGAATTTCTTGAACTTGATGCTGCGCTCTTCCGGGCGCCGGCCGAGTCGGTCGCGCAGCTCCGGGTGCACCTCGATCATCGGGTTGATCTGCGCCTTGACGTAGGCGTCGCGCAGATCGTCCGTCGGCATGTACCAGAGCAGGTCGCCCGGATCCGTCGCCACCGACTTCAGCAGCCAGTTCTCGGCGATGCTGGTCTTGCCGCTGCGGCCGGGCCCGACCACCGCCACCGCCTGGTGCTCGAGGGAGGTGAGGCACTCCATCGGCTCGACCAGGTACGGCGCCAGCTCGTGCTGCCAGAGGCCGGAGTACGCGCCGGCCGGGTTCACCAGCTTGCGCTTGCGCGCGGCGTACTGCGCGACGGTCTCACGAGCCCGCGGCCGGAGGATCTCCAGCTGCTCGCGCACCACCAGGCGCGCGGATAGGTAGGGCGCCTCGGACATGGTTCAGGCCAGCAGCGGCGTCAGGTCGTCGACCAGCTTCTTGCGCACTTCGCCAACCAGCTCGCGCACGCGCTCGGTCTTGTCCTCGTCCAGGCCCAGGACCTTCACCACCTGGTCGGGCAGCGTGTCGAGGTTGCGGCTGAACACGGCGAAGGCGCCGGCGACGGTCTGCCGGACGTCCTCGCGATCGAGCAGCTCGCCGCGGTCGCGGCGTAGCTTGTCCATCATCAGTTCGGCGGATACTTCGTCGCGCCGCTGCTTCGCGGTCGCTTCGCCCTGGTGTTGCGCCGGCGCCTTTGGCGGATCTGGCTGCTTCGCCACCGCCAGCTCTTCGGCCTTCGTCTTCGGCGGCCGGCCGGTCTTTAGCTTGCCGCCGCCGGCGGCGAGGTAGCGCGTCACCATCGCCAGGTTGAAGGTCCAGCCGTCGGCGCTGTCGCCGCGCGTGCGCACTGGGAAATTCGAGTCGCGCTCCAAAACTCGATCCAGGCGCGGCCGGCTCCAGCCCAACTCGGCGCACAGGTCGGCCTTGTTGAGCTTGGAAGTGTCAGCCATATCAGCCACTTAGTGCGCTACGTCTACGTGTATCGCGTAACGCTTACGTTTTACTCAAAAACTGCCTCCCATCGCGCGCGCGCAGTGCCCGCGTCTTGGGGTGGTCCAGGAAGGACCCGCCCGAAACGCCGGGGGCGTAACGCGATGGCGTCAGCGGCGGGCGGTGGCCAGCGCTCGGGCGAGGGCGCGCTCGAGTTCGGGTTTGAACTCGCGGCGGATGATGCGCTCGGCGTTGGCGAACCATCCGAGGTGCTGGCGCACGGGGATGGCGTCGCCGAAGCGGACAAGCAGAACCAGCTGGCCAGTGGCCTCGGGGAGATTCCCTTTCTTGGCGTAGCGGCCGGCGCGGCGCTGGCCGCGCACGATCTTCGGGCGCTGCCAGATGCCGTTGACCCAGCCGGCCTTGGTCTTGACCTGGCCGATGAAGACGTCGCCGCGCGCCTTGAGGCGCCGCAGCGTGCCGGACGGGATGTTGCCGTAGGCGTTGAGCTGGATGTGCTTGGGGTTGAGCCACGTCACGCCCTTGCCGATCAGCTTGTGCATGCCGCTGAACTCGAAGGGCTCGAGGTAGGCGGCGGTGATGTCCTTGACGAAGATGACGACGGTCGGATCGGCCTTCGTCGCAGCTTTGACGCCGATCGCGTTGAGCGTGAAGGGCGTCGGATCCTTCAGCTTGCGCTTCAGCAGCTCGCGCTGGCCGGGCACGACATGCTTGCGGGCCAGCGCGTTGAGCGCCTGAGCTTTAGCGAACGGCAGCTGGCGGCGCGCGAAGTCCTCGAGCGAGCGCTGCAGCTGCCGGACGTCGGCGCGGACGGAGATGCTGATCACGTCCACGCCTCCGGAATAAAGCGCCGGCAAGCGGCGCCCCCGGTCGCATGTGCGAGCCGACGGGGTGAAAACGAAGCGCCGCGTCTGGGGCGCGGCGAAGGCTCAGGGTTTCAGTGCACCAGATCGTCGAGCCAGACGCGGTGGTGGAAGCAGCGGTTTCCCATGGGAAACAGTCGGCGCAGGACGCGGACCACGAGGCCGAGCCCGATCAGGCCGGCGATGATGGCAACGTGGAGCATGCGGCCTCCTGAAACGCGGAAGCCCCGCGCTTGGCGGGGCTTCCGGTCGGGCACCAGACTCGACACTGGGGAAATCTTGGGGGATTTAACAACACATTGCAAGTCCCCCTTGCCGAATGGGCGTCAGCGGCCTTCGCGGCGCGCCTGTTCGCGCTCCGCTTCCTTCTGGGCACGGCGCACATGCTCCAGCACGGCGAGCTGGATGCCGAGGCGGCGGCGAGCCGCTTGCTGCACGATGCAGATGCGCTGCTGGCTTACGCCGACATGCTGGGCGATCAGACCCTGGGAGTAGCCAAGCGCATTGCCGAGCAGAGTACAGCGGTAAGAGTTCGGCATGTCGATGATCAGGGCATGGATGGTCTTCGGCCAGGCGCTGAGGTTGCGCTCGTCGGCAAGAATGGCCTGCAAGGTCGGGTTGCTGACGCCGGCCGATGGCGTGCGCTTGAAGCAGCCCTCGACCGTCTCCTCGAAGGCGGTGCCAAGGTCGAGTCGGGCGCGGCTCTCGCGCGGCGCGAGATAGAGCGCGAGCCATGCGGCCCACTGCGCCAGGGCCTCGTCGACCAGGCGGTCCTGCGGCGTGGCCTTCGGCCGCGGATTCTTGCGCGGCCGCTCGACGCGCTGGAACAGCGGTGACCGTGCAGCTTCGCTCATGCCCATCGTTTCATCCTCCCGTCGAGTGCCGTTGTGTCCTCTACAACCACCACCACCACAACCACCGGGATTTATCGCGCGTGTGCGCGCGCACGCGCGCGCGTACGTGTGGGTCCAGGTGGTTGTTATTTCTCAAAATTGGATCGCAAACCCCCGTCGTTGTTGAATAACCACTGTGGTGGTGGCCAGTGGTTGCGGGTGGTTGTGGCGCGGATCAGGCATCGGCCTTCCCCGGCGGCCGCTTGTAGTAGCGGTCGCCATTCGCGCGCTGTTTACGCTCCCAGCCGAGGCGGCTCATGATGGCGCCCATGCGCGTTTGAGCCATGCGGTCGTGCTTGCCGTAGTCGAGTCGCACCGCCATGTACAACAGCTCCGTCATGGTCACCTCTGTAACCTTGTCGGGCACGATGCTGTCGGTGTAGTGACCCTGTGGGGCAAGCCCATCCAGCCAGCGCCGGGCGAGCTCCGCCCAGCTGTCCTCGGTGTAGCGCGCCTCTTGCTCGGCTTCAGCCTCGGGCGGCAGCTTCCAGTAGGCGATGCCCTGCTTGAACCAGGCATCCGCCTGGGCCCATAGCTGCGCGCGGATCTCCCGCACGCCGAGCAGGTTGATCTCCTCGCCGACCACCACCGGCATGAAGCGCCGGGCTCCGGTGGGGTCGCGCAGGTAGTCCTTTTCGTTGGTGGTGCCGGCGAACACGCAACAGCGCGGGAAGTTCTTGGCGAACTCGCCGTAGCTGGGGCGGTAGTAGTCCCAGCGCGAGGTGATGGCCTGCTTGATCTTTTTGACCTCGGCCTTGCTGAAGCTCTCCAGCTCCTCGATCTCGATGATCCACTTGCCTTGCAGCGCCTGGTAGAAGTCCTTCACCGCCGGCGACTCCATCGCTGACGCGTACCAGTCCTCGCCGGCGAGCTCGATTAGCAGGCTGGTTTTCTTGGCGCCCTGCGGGCCCTCGAGGATCAGCGCCAGGTCGAACTTGATGCCGGGCTTGCGCGCGCGCGCCACTGCGCCGAGGAAGAAGTTCTGCGCCACCGTGGCGGTGTAGTCGTTCTGCGGCGAGCCGCAGAACTTCGAGAAGAATGTGCCGATGCGGTCCTCGCCATCCCACTCCAGCGAGTCCAGCCACTCCACCAGTGGGTTGAACTTGCGCCTCGAGGCAACGCACAGCGCGGCCTCGCCGACCTTGCGCGTGTCGACGTTCATGCCCATGGTGTCGATGCGGCCCATCCAGGCCGCGATCTCGATCTGGTCCGCCTCGTCGATCTCGCGCACACCGGCGCCGGTGGGCAGGTCGCGGCAGATGATGCGGTGGGAGCGGATATCGAGACGCAGCCGGTCGCGCCAGGCCGGGTGCTTGTCCAGCACCAGCACCAGGTTCGACAAGGTGGCCATCGGCTTCAGGTCTTTGTTGCGCGCCAGGTCGGCCTCCCAGGCGACGTCCTGGGTGCGCGCGGCGCGAATGCCGAGCTGGCGCACCTGGTGCTCGACTTTCGACAGGACCACCGAGACGTCCTGACCGCCGGGCTTGTAGCCGAGGTCGACAATGTCGCTGCCGGTGGCGATCACCTCGCGCAGCAGCGAGCGCTCGCGCACGATGCCGGCATAGACGACGACGTTGGCGGCGCTAGGCGTATCCGCCGCCAGGGTGCCGAGGTAAGCGATGCCCTCGGCCGCCTCGAGTTTCTGCTGGGCACGCAGATGCTCCGACAGCGTGACGAAGTCGCAGGGCTTGCCGCGCGTCAGCAGCTCGGCGATCGCCCCGAATATCACGCGATGGCTGTAGGTGAAGAAGTCCTCGGCCGTGACCAGCTTGGCCACCTCGGGCCAGGCCGCGTTGTTGAGCAGCAGGCCGCCGATGACAGATTGCTCCGCCTCGATCGAGTACGGCGGATGCTTCAGCTCAGGCGCTGGCTTTGCCGCGGCCTTTGGAGTCTTGGCCTTGGTCATTCGTCGCCTTCATCACGCAGCCAGCCATACACGGTGAAGCGGGAGACGACGAAGAACTGCGCGATGCGCGTGCCGGAGACACCGCGGGCGCGCAGGGTGCGCGCGGCGGCGGCGAGATCGGGCGGGTAGACCGGATCGCGCACGGGGCGGCGGCCGAAGCGGCCGGGGCCTGACCGTTTATCCGTGTGTCGGGTCCACGTGGAACATTGCGGGAGCTGCGACATTCAGGCGGCCGCCTTGGTGCGGATGGTGGCGGTGGCCACCGGCGGGTTGTGGCCTTCGCGCACAAAGGGGTACTGAACGCTGTGGATGCGTAGGCCAAGCTGGTCGGCGCCCAAGATGCTGGCGCCGACGATCTGAGCATCCTTGGGCAGCACCAGTTCGGCTTCGCCGCGCAGCACGCGGGCGAGCATGTTGAAGTGGAGGACGTGGATCTTGGCTTGCGTCATGGCAGGCGCTCCCTAGTTCGCGCGCCGGCGGCCCATTTCCGCCATCGCCTGCCTGAAACTCACCTTGCGCCCCGGGATCCCCTGCAGCTCTTCCTCCATCTCGACATTCGTGAGGATCAGTGTGTCGCTCTTCGGCGCCTTGAACATCGGGTAGTAATCATCGACCACATGCTGCAAGCCGAAATGCCGCTTGAGAGCCTGGGCGTTACGCGTTTTCCCGCAGGCCATCGGGCCATGAACAACCACGTTTTGTTTCGTCATGCGACCTCCGAGAACAGGGGACGGCCGGGGCGCGGGCCGGAAGCGATGGCGCGCGCGGCGGCGGGGTTGAGCCAGAGCGCCTCGATGCGGCGATCGCCGTCGACGTGGCGGGACAGGACCATGCAGTCCCAGTCGAGCAGGTGGCCGGCGCCATGCACGCCGAGTTCGCCGGACAGGGCGGCCATGCCGGTAATGCCGTCGAGCAGATCGGCCAGCCGCTGATGGCCGGCGGCATCCAGACCGTGGCGCGCGGCGTGGCCGCGACTGCCTTCCGGCTCGATCGGCGGCGGGTCGAGGTAGAACAGGGTGCCGGGCGCATCGTGGCGACGGATGATGTCGAAGGCGTCGTCCTGCTCGAGCAGCACGCCGCGCAGGCGGCCACTGAAGGCCGGCACCTGGTCGGGATAGCCGGACCAGTCGACCGGCGCGTTGCCGGCGAAGCGGTTGCGGAAACCGGCGCGGCAGCTGCGGGTGGCAGAGTCGCTGCCGTGGCCGAGGAAGCTGCGCACGATCATGCGGTGGGCCGCGTCGATCGGGTCGGCCGGCTCACCGTAGGACCACTCCAGCTCAGCGCGGGCGAAGGCGGTGAGCGCCAGGCGGCGGCGCAGCTCGGCCGCGCTGTCGGCGTCGCGCAGGATGCGCAGGACATTGACCACCTGGCCGTCGAGATCGTTGAGGCATTCCTCGCGCGCGCGGTCCTTGAGCAGCAGCACCGAGGCAGCGCCGGCGAAAGGTTCGATGTAGCGCTGGTGCGGCGGCAGGAACTGCAGGATCCAGGGCGCCAGGCGGAACTTGCCGCCGTGGTAGCGGAGAATGGGACGGGTGATCGTCATGCGCCGCCCCCTTGGAGTGATGCGGACATGAACTTGCCGATGCAGGCCAGCAGCTCGTCCGAAGGGAAGGAGCGGATGACTAGGGCGTTGCCCTGGCGGACATGCTCGAGGCGGGCGAGCTTGCCAGGTAGGTCGGGGAGGCCGCGGCAGCGGCCGCTGCGGACGGCTTCGTCGAGCAGGGCGAGGTAGGCCTGCAGCGGTGCGGTGTCGCAGGTGATGGTTTCGGCGAGGCCGCTCAATGGAGCATCCCCAGGATCTCGTTGCGAGGGCGATGGCGGGGCAGGAGGCGCATCTCGCGCGAATCGATGAAGGCCTGCGCGGCTTCGAGCCGGATCCGCGTGCCGACCACCAAAGCCTTCCAGTCGGCGGCCGGTGGCCAGGCCACGCCGAGCAGGTCGAATTGCTCGCGGGTCCAACCGCCACGCCAACTGCGGCCGGCCATGAGCAGGCCTTCGTTCACCTCGATGGTGTCGCCGGACACGGCTGGCCAGCCTTTTGTCGGGCCAGCTGCAGCGCGGCCTCGAGGCGATGGGCGGCGGCGGCGCCGCGCTTGATCACGACGCGGCCGAGGAAGCGCTCGGTCTCGAACGAGGTCCAATGCAGCATGGAGTGAACTTCGGCGGCCTCACGAGCCCTGGCGCAGTCGGCCAGGTAGGCGTCGAAGGCCGCCTCGGACAGGAAGCAGATGGCGGCCAGCTCGCCGCGCACCAGGCAACCGCGGCGGCCGCAGCCTTGGCACTGTTCAGCCGCGGCGGACGATGGCGCGGGCCGGGGCAGGGCGAAGAGGTCGGCGGTGCGGGCGCCTTCAGCCATTGGCAGCCGCCCCAATGACGCCACGCACGCGCTCCAGTTCGCCGAGCTGGGCGCGCATGCCAGCCATCAGCTTGTCGACGGTCTGGGCGGTCTGGACGGCCTCCTTGGCCAGGTCCATGGGACGCGGCGGCTCGTAGGCCGCGTCGCGCATCAGGAAGTCGGCCAGAGTATGAATGCCATGACGGCGGCCGATCCGCAGCAGCAGCTGCAGGTCGCGTGGCTGGAACTGCTCGCGGCGAGTCGTATCGACGCATTTCGAGAACCAGCGGCGGGCGTCCTCCGGATCCTCGAGCTGCGGGCGCAGCTCGCAGGCCACCTTCTTGATGCGGCTTTCCGGCAAATTCGGTTGCTGCTGATTTCGTGCATGACATGGTGAATTCGGCAAAAGTGGTTGATCTGATGTCACAGCGCTCGCCGCGACTTCTCTCGGATAGTGGCGCGACGAGCAGCCAGCTCATCCTTCGCGCTCTCCTGTGCATCGCCTTCCATCCGGTCATAGGCATTGAGCACAAGGTTCTTGTAGACCAGGCGCTGAGCGCCTTCATGGCGCTTGCCGGAGTTCAAAACAGGCTTGTCTGCGAACGATTTTTTCATTGGGGAAACCCTCTTGACACACACGCATTGCGTGTGTAGTATATGGGTCGTAGGTTGTGACCTACACCGCGCCTCGGGCTTACAGGGGCTGGAGAAACAAAATGGCTAAACCGATTGCTACTTGGGCCGGCGGCATCCACTCCCTGACCCAGTTCGCTGCCCGCGCCGATGGCGCCCTGTTTCAGCGCCATCAGAACCGCACCCCCTATGGCTATCGTTGGGGTGCCTGGCGCCAGGTGGGCAACGTTGATACCACCGCCCTGCCGACCTCCATCTCTGCCGGCTTTTCCAACTGCTACCGCAGCCTCGTTTCGGCCCGACTCCCCAATGCCTAACCACCCTAATCGAGGCCGCCGGGACACCCCGGCGGCCAATCCCGCACCCGAAGCAATCAAAGCGGCTCGCGAAGCCGCTGGATTGACGCAGGCTGAGGCCGGCGCTCTCCTGCACTCTGGAGAGCGCTCGTGGCAAGACTGGGAGCGCGGCGAACGCCGAATGCATCCGGCGTTCTGGGAGCTATTCCAGATCAAATCCAAGCGCGCGCGTTGACCGACATCCTCAACCTTCCGGGCTTGGCCGTAGATCCTGCTCGCACCCGCGAGGACGGCACGGCCATCACCATAGGCGTGGCGCGCCGGCCGAAACCGGATTGGTGCTGCAACCACTGCGCGGCGCCGGACCTGGTGCCGAACGGCAGCCGCACCGTGAGCTATGCCGACCTGCCCGTCAGGGGTAAGCCGGTGACCCTGGAGTGGCAGCGCCAGCGCTACCGCTGCACCGCCTGCGGGAAGTCCACGCCGGACCGCCATGAGGGGCTGCACGACGATTTCCTCATGACGGAGAGGCTCTATGACTGGATCGGCGCCAGGTGCCTGAAAACCACCTTTGCGGCGGTCGCAGCGGACGTGGGCCTGGACGAGCGCTCCATCCGCCGAGTGTTCGAGCACTGGGCTGATCTGAAGCTCAAGGGGCGGCAGGTCGACACGCCGCGCTGGCTGGGCGTGGACGAGGTGCACCTGCTGCACGCCGCCCGGGGCATCCTCTGCGATATCCAGGAGAAGGCCCTGATCGACATGCTGCCCACCCGCAGCCAGACCGCTATGGGCCGGCGCATCATGGCGATGCCAGGTCGGGACCGCGTTGAGGTGGTGGCGATGGACATGTGGGGACCCTATCGCCGGATCGCAGACGAGCTGCTGCCGCAGGCCACCGTCGTTGTGGACAAGTGGCACGTCACCAAGTACGCCGACCTCGGCATGGAGACCATCCGCAAGGCCCACCGCGCCAGCCTGACGCCGCTGATGCGCCGCCGCCTGGTGAAGGACCGCTTCCTGCTGCTGTCCCGAGGCCACCGGCTGAGCCCTGAGCAGCGGATGATCATGCAGACTTGGACGAACACCTTCCCCGAGCTGGCCGCCGCCTACGAGGCCAAGGAAGCCTTCTACGCGATCTACGACCAGGCTGACCGCGACACCGCCCTGTCGGCCTGCGAAGCCTGGGAGGGCAACCTGACGCCCAACATGCGGCTGGCCTTCGGTCCTCTGCTCAGCGCTCTGCGCAACTGGCGAGACCCCATCTTCAACTACTTCGACAACCGGGCCACCAACGCCTACACCGAAGCCATGAACGGACTGGTCAAGATCGCCAACCGGGCAGGCAGGGGCTACAGCTTCGACGTGTTGAGGGCTCGAATGCTGCTGTCCAGGGATGCTGTGAAGTACGCCAGCACCCCGACCGGCACAGCGCCCTACGGCGTCTCTGAAAGCCCCGCCGGCCAGTACATTCCAACCCTGACTGATCAACTCATTCATGGGCAGTTAGGCTTCGTTCCAACCGGATTTGCCGGATAACCCTTGATGCCGCCGCAGCCCTCGGCCAGGTCCAGGATGACGTCTTCGAGGGTTTGCTCCAGCAATCCGAGCTGCTCAGTCATGGCGTGTCCCACCTCGTCCCACTTTTTGGTACAGCGTGGTACAGCCCTCTTCAGGCATAAAAAAAGGGCCATCCGCCGCTTGGGCGGATGGCGGCAAGGGTCGCTTGAGGCGGCCGGAGGAGACCTGGTGGAACACGAAGAGCGCGGCGGTGATGGCAAGCCGGAGCAGGGCGCCGACCAATCGCAGCCAGATGGCCATGCCAATCAGAAGGGAGGCGGCCAGGCACGCCAGCACGAAGAGCGCGTAAAAGACGGCGAGAGGGAACATTCAGGCGGCCTCCGCTTGGGGTGCCTCACCGAAGATGTCCGGCCGCATTTGGTAGCGGGTTACCTTGCCTTCGCTGCCCGTTTCGATTCCGAGGCAGCGGTTGGGCGGCACCACCATCCACTGGGAGACCGCCTGGGGAGTGATGGGCGGATCGAACATCCGCCCGACCGCGGCGGGGCCGCCAGCGCGGGCGATCAGGGCTTGTGTTTCGGCTTTGCGGGCTTCGTCGTCCATAGCAGCCCGAAGGGTAAGCGGCGCTTACCAATTGTGTCAAGCAACGCTTACTTGTCTGATGTAAGAAATACTTACATAGTGGGACCTATGAAATCAGAGCTTTGGCAGCGCATCCGCGAGGTTCGCCGACGAAAGAATCTGACCCAGCAGGCCGTGGCGGACTGGTTCGGAATCGACCGGGGTTCGGTCTCGCAATGGGAAAGCGTGAACCCGGATACCCGGACCACGCCGGACGTCGAGCGCCTCATGGAAATTTCCCGCCGGACAGGCGCGCCGCTGGAATCGTATCTACTCAACGACGAGGCGCCGGTCGACGCAGACTGGGGTCCGGCCGAGCCGGGCAACGGGATCCGCGTCTTTCACCCAGATGATCCAGCCGAAGACGACGAGATCCGCATTCCCGAATCCCGGATCAAGTTCAGCGGCGGCCACGGTGCCCTTGCATATGAAACGGTGCTCGACAGCGAGCCCGCAACCTATCGGCTGTCTTGGTTTCAGAAAGAGCGCATCAATCCGACGCGGACCATGCGGTTCCGGGTGACGGGGGACAGCATGGAGCCGCTGCTATGGCCCAACGACTCCGTGCTGGTGAACCTGGACGAGACGGCAGTACGCGATGGTCAGGTCTACGTGTTCCGCCAGGATGATGAGCTCAAGGTGAAGATGCTGGTGCGGCGCGAGGACAAAGCCCTGGTCCTGCGCAGCGTCAATCGCGTCCGGTTCCCCGACGAGATCATCCCCGCGGAGGAGCTGCACGAGCGCATCACCATCATCGGTCGTGTGCGCGACAAGAGCGGCCGCGGCGGCCTTTCGGGCTGGCCTACTGAGCTGCAGGAGCCGTTCATCGAATATCGCGGGCGACAGGTCCCGGAAGGCGCGACGCAGCGCCGGGCGGACCTGCTGCACGAACTGGACGAAGGCGTGAAGGCGCGTTTCCCGCATTTCAGCGATGCGCGCCAGGCGGCGGTCATCCTCAAGCTGTATCAATGGTGCCGGAAAAACCCGCATGTCACGGTTGACCAGGCCCTCGAGCTGATCACCGGAGTAGGCGAGGAAAGCTGACAAATTTTGTTGCGAGCTGTGCACATGAATCTTTTTGAGATGATACTTGCACGTATTGCGCCGCGGCCGAATCCGCGGGCAGGGGGAGCGCTAGTGCAGGGAGCATCCAGACCCGACTTGTGGGGGTGGCTGGACACTATGATTCAGGAATCCGAAGGGCAGGAAAAAGCCGGCGCCAAATGTGTCCACGGCGTCAACGAGTTCAATAACCACGGCCAGGTGAACCTGATGATTCTGACCGTAGGCGATCCGGAGCAGGCCATGCGCCTGGTCCGGGAAATGCTCGACCGCACCGAGCAACCGGCCGCCGGGCCGCGCTAATGCGCGCCTTGCTTGCAGCCGCCGGACTTGCGGTGCTGAGCCTGCCGTCCGCGGCCGACGGGTACAAGTTCCATCAGCCGGCGGTACTGCGCGGAATTGTCATTTCGGCGGCCGCCACCGATGCGCGAAACAGGGTCATCACCTATCCCGCACTGCAGCTTCGGGAACCGATCACCGTTGCCGGCGCCGACCCTGTCGGCGTGGCAGAGGACCCTGATACGTTAACTGAACGCAATGTCATGCTGGTGCAGCTGGCAATCTCGGACAGAGCCGCCTGGAATCAGCGGTTTAGCTTCATGGGGCGCCTCGCGACCGTGACCTGCGATCGGTTGTTCCATGCGGATAACGGGCACCACTACACGGTGGTGCTCTGCGACGCCAAGAAAATCTCCGAAGAATGAGGCTAGTAAGCGGCGAGCGTAAGCGACGCTTGACACGAATAGTAAGCACAGCTTACGTTATGGCCATTCCAAGGGGAATGAGCCATGCAAACCGCTGTTCAGAAACCTGCCTCCGCACCCGACGACCTCGCCACGCAGCTGGCCGCGTCGCTGCTGCTCCACGAGCGGCTGCGGCAGATCGAGAAAGAGGGCTACACGTCCGAGCACGATGATCACCACATCGGCGGCGAGCTGGCCTTTGCGGCGGCTGCCTATGCCTATGCCGGTGGCTGTGAGGACGGCGCCAGGCTGGTGCCTTCCGTTTTTTGGCCCTGGAACCTCGATGACTGGAAAAGCCGCAGCAAGCGCGTCTGCCTGATCAAGGCCGGCGCGCTGATCCTGGCGGAGCTGGAGCGGCTGGCGCGGCTCGAGGCAGCCCAGGTCATGAGGGCCGTTTCCCATGGGAAACAGGAGGCCGCCCAGTGAGCGCGGAGCATCCCGCTTCGGCAGGCCTGCGCAAGCTGGCTGACCTGCTCGACCAGGCCGTGGCCGATGGCGCCGGACTTCTCGCCTTCGATTCCTATGTGGCATTCCACATTCATGGCCATTGGGAAAAGCAGCCGGCTCTGTTGGCCGAGGTGACCGCACGATTCGGCGGCGAAGGTAAAGCCGAAAAAGGCAGCTGCACCTACGACCATTGCATCGAGGTGGAAGGCCTTCGGGTCCATTTCAGCTTCTGGGCGGACGCGGTCTGCATGACAAAAACCGTCACGCGCCAGGTGCGCGTCCGCTCCGGCCTCAGGCCGGTCGCCGGAGCCTCCCATGGCTGACGCCGGCCTCGATCCGCTGCAGCTGCGCGTCGAGAAGATGGCGCTCGACTACATGGCGCAGGCCCTGCGCGACCACGAGCTGCGTCAGCGCCTTGCTCTGAGCTTGCGGGCGATGCGCCGGATCCTGCGCGCACTCGACCGCGTGAGCTTCGAGCCTGGCGCCCTGCCCGATGTTCAGCCGTCCTTGGTGCTCGGCGCCATTGCCAACATCGTCGACCAGGCCACACCTGCGGCCGCGGGCCTCGACGGATTCCACCGCATCCGCTGGCAGCTCAGCCGCCAGTCCCACCGTTCCCGTCGCCGCACGCCGCTCGAGCAGCTGGCCGCCGGCGCGGATCTTCAGGAGTAAGTTCATGTCCGCAGACGGAAGCAGCATTGCCGAGGAAGTCCTGGTCGTTGCATTGACCGATATCATCCCTGACCCGCGCCAGCCGCGGCGCACCTTCGAGCCGGAGGCGCTGAAGGAGCTGGCAGATTCGATCAAGCGAGAGGGACTGTTGCAGCCGATCATCCTGCGCCCGCTGACGGCGCAGGACCAGGTCAAGGGCACCAAGCAGCTGCCGAAGTTCGTGATCGTCGCCGGCGAGCGGCGCTGGCGCGCTTCCGATCTTGCCGGCAATGCCACGATCCGCGCGCTCGTCCGGCATGACCTACAGGCGGTCGACATCGATGTGCTGCAGCTGATCGAGAACCTGCAGCGCGAAGGCCTGCCGCTGGCAGAGGAAGCTGCGGCAGTCGGCCGCCTGGTGGAACTGGTCACCAAGCAGCTGCAGGACAAGCCGGATCCCGAGGGGCGATCGCCGCTGGAAGTGGTGGCGGCACGCCTTGGCAAGAAGGCGAAGTCCTGGGTGAGCCTGCGAGCCAACGTCATGAACGTGCCCGACGCCGTGAAGAGACTGGTGGTCGACGGAACCCTGCACGACGTGCAGGTGATCAATGCTCTCGGCAATCTGCACCAGATCGATCCGGAAGAGGCGCAGGAGCTGATCGAGCGCTACAAAAACCCCTCCCGTTGGGATCCGGCGCCGACTCGTGAGGATGTGACGGAGAGTTTGCGCCATGCCAAGCAGCGGGTCGAGGACGAGGCGAAGGACAAGCGCGACAAGGCTGCCGCCAAGAGCGACCCAAAGGCCATCGCCGAGAAGGAGCGCGAGAAGAAGCAGAAGGCGGCCGACAAGAAGCGCAACGACAGCATCAAGCTGATCAACCAGGCGATCGAGCAGCGAGTCGACGAGCTGACGCCGGCCTTCAACATCGCCCTCGGCTTCAAGAAGCCTCAGAAATCGACGTATGGCTGGGGCTATGGGATCCCGGTCGAGATCCGCGGACAGAAGTTCAGCAAGTACAGTGGCGGCAAGATCCCGGATCAGGTCGACCAAACCAGTTTTGACCTGCATCTGAACAAGGGCGGCACGACCGTCGCCGCCAAGATCATCGAACTACTGCCGAAGACGATGAAGCACTCCTTCTACATCGAGGAAATGCCCGATGGCATCACGCTCGAGCAGATGCAGAAGCTGCAGGAGATCTTCCCCAAGCTCGAATTCCGCACCGATTTCACGCTCGACGGTGCGGCGATGCAGCTGCTGCTCGGCAAGGTGCAGGGCAACGTTTCCCATGGGAAACAGGGCGCCAAGGTAAAACCGGCCGATAAGCCGGACAAGAACGCCAACAGCCGCGCCGCTGACGGCGACACCGTCACCAGCTTCCTCGAGGCTTGCACCCAGGAGAAGGACGGCGCCCAGATCACGGCCGCCGAAATGCGCGCCGCCTACGAGGCGTACTGCAAGCGCCATCACCTGATCCCGCTCTCCGCCAACGACAACCGCTATGGCGCCGGCATCCTGCCGTGGGTCGAGAAGAAGCGCACCAAGACGGGGTACGTCTACATCGGCCTGCAGCTGCTAGTGGAGGGCGAGTGATGGATCCGGTCCATCCGTTCCTACGGCAGCGCGTGAAGCTGCTGAAGGTCGTGCGCTTCGACCCGGCCGTGCGTGGCTACGACGCGCCACGCCTCCTGGTCGACCCGCCGCGGCCGCTCCGGCTGCGCCAGGTAATGCTGATGGCGACGGCGGCGATCGCCCTGGGAGTGGTGGCGGCCCAGGTGGTCGGTGCCGGGCCGGCGGCGCCGCGCGGTCGCCAGCCGGTGATCGGTAGCGCGCGCAATGCGGCGATCGGCTTCATCGCGCTTACCGCGGAGCAGGGGGGCTGCCCATCCGGCCAGTTGCGCGCGTACACCACGGCCGGCGGCGCGGCGCCGGCGGAAGCCTCCTGCTGGCGCAGGCAGGGCACCCAGGTGCTGGTGCTCGACCGCCGCGGCGGACAGAGCAGCTATCCGGCTGACAAATTCGGCCTGGTGGCGGAGCAGCGGCCGTGAGCGCGGCGGTCTCGTCTGTAGGTCTGGTGCAGGGCCTGGCGCGTTTCGTCGCCGCCGTGCGTTCGGCCGCGCGTCGCATTGTCTGGCCCGAGGCGCCGCGCGCTGTCGCGCACCAGCTGGCTGAACATGAGCTGGTGCAGGGCTGGCTGCGCACCATGTTCCACGCCGGCGCCGGCGCGCCCGGCACCACCCTCGACGACATGCTGTGGCAGGCGCGCCTCGAGCAGACGCTGAACGGCATCCTGCAGGAGTACCGCGAGGGCCGCGCGCAGACGCCGTTCGAGATGACTCTGGCGGAATCGCTGGAATACGTGGCGCAGACCTACGGCGGCCGGCGCTGAGCCATGGCGACCGGCGCGCAGCGGGAGGAGCGGCAGGCACCCGGCAAGGGCGAGCGGCAGTTCCTGACCGTGCTCGAGCTGCGCCGCACGCCGGACGAGTTCGCCGAGTTCGCTAAGTGCCTGCCAGCGGACCGCGAGTTCCTCTCCGCGTTGCAGATGTGCTTCCGGGAGCCGCAGAGCGGCCACTGGGGTGTGCTGTACCACACGCTGTGCGGCGCCGCCGAGCGCTATGCCATCCGCCGCGCCACTGCGGACATGCGCAGGGAGCTCGAGGCGGCGCAGGAACTTCCCCTTTTCGAAACCGATACCACGAGGCAGTGACCATGGTTGCCCTTCCCCTGATCCACAAGTGCGGCGCGCAGGTCGACCACACGGTCGTTTCCTCGGGCGAACCTTTCGGCCGCCTGGTGGTGGCGTTTTCCGACTCGCAGACCGACGACCCGCTCAGCGTGTGCCCGAAGTGCGGCGCGCCGCTGTACGAGGCCTTCGTCGCCGGCGACTTCAAGCCGCTGCAGGTGAAGCCGACGGCGCCGAGCGCGCGGCGCACGGGCGAGGCCCAGCGCGGCCGGGTGCGCGACGGAGCTGCGAAGGCGATCGCCAAGATGATCGATGGCGCGCTGCAGCGGCGGGCGGCGAAGGCGGCGGCCTGATCGCCCGCCATGCCGCCGCGCAAGCGCAACCGTCGCCGTGAGCTCGAGCGCCAGGAGGAAGGGCAGGGGCCGATCCTGCTCCTGGCCAAGAACATCATGGAGCAGCTCACCGTGCGCGGCGTGATGCCGCTGGAGGACCTGCGCGAGCGGCTCTGCGTGGCCAGCGAGACGCGGATGAAGGCGGCGATCGACGAGCTGCGCGGCGCACGCCTGATCCAGGTGAGCGAGGGCAGGGATCTGCTGGTCAACCTGGTCGGCGAGCGCCGGCCGTATTTCCCGAGGAACGCAGCATGAAACTGCCATGGTGGGCCTATCGCCTGAAGCTGCGCCTGAAGTGGCTACTGGTGAGGCGGTCCGAGCTGATCAATCAGATCACTGAGGTCGAGATCTACTTGCTCGACTGTTCGCGTGGGAAAAAGCCGCAGCCGACCCGCGCAGTGTGCCGCATCCTCTCCCTGCGACTCGGAACACCGAAACAATATTGGTCCGAGTACATCAAGGATGCCGCACTGGCAGCTGCAGAGGCACCGCAGTGAGCGAGCTCCTGATTCAAGGCGATGAGCTGCTCGAGGAGCTGCTCCAGGGCGACGCCTGGGTCAGCACCGGCGCGCTGTTCCAGCGCAGCAGCTTCGAGAGCAAAGAGAAGTTCAGCGAGTGGCTGCAGCTGCTGAAGAACAAGAAGCAGCTGCAGATCCGCACTGGCGCCTTCGGCCTCGAGGTTGGTCTGCCGGGCACGCCGGCGCCGTCGGCCGAGCGCCCCGATGCGAAGCCCCCCATCGCCCCCGCTGGCGCCGGGCCCATGCCGCCGCCGCTGACCGCGCCGGCGCCGATGCTGGAAGGCCCGGCGCGGATCCATGGCAAGCCGAACGACACGGCGCCGCGGCCGTGCTTCGTTGTGCCGTCGCCGGAGACGGAGGGGCAGCTGCGCTCAGAGTCGGATCGAGAGGCGGCCGAGGAGGATCCGCCGGCGCCTGTCGCACCTGCGCCGGCCGAGACGTCTGAAGCGGCCAACCACACACAGAGCGCGCCGCCGGCGCGTGCGGAGGATGAAACGATGCCCAAGAAGGCCCCCAAAACGCCGGAGGAGCAGCGCGAGCTGATCCAAGGCCTGCTGCGCCAGTCCGCCTGGAAGACGGGCGAACTGATCCAGGCTACCGGCCTCGAACGAAACCAGCTATATCCGATCTTGAAGAAAATGCAGAGCGACGGCGAGGTGAAGCTCGAGGGCACTGCTCGCGCCGCCACCTGGTCGATCCCCGGCGGTGGCAAGCCCGGCGCGATCGCCGCCGTCGACCAGGCGCGCAAGGCGGCGCGCAAGAACGGAGCCGGCGCCCCCGGCGTCCGCAACGCGGCTCCCCCGGCAACGATCACCGCAGCGCTAGACCAGCTGGCGCAACGCATCCGGCCGCGCCCGGTAGAGCGGCTTGAGCTGAAGCTGACCGTGATCGACCGCCTCGCCTCGATCGTCGACCCCACCATTGCGGCCGTGCTGGCCGAGATCCGCGTCGACCTGGCGCCCGCAACCTAGGAGAGTTTCATGAGCACAACGCAACAGGCGGCTGCCGCCTCTACGTTCCTGACGCCCGCGCGCGTCATCCCGCAACTGATGTGGACCATGACACTGAACGACGGCCAACGCGTCGACGACTATGACGCCGCAGAGGAGCTGATCTCGGCCCTCAACGCCACGTCCTTCGGCGGCTTCAACGACTGGCGCTTGCCGACGGTCGAGGAGTTGTTCATGCAAGGCGATCGCAGCCGCTTTAACCCGGCCGCGGATCCCGAGCAGTTCCCAGACACCAAGTCCGGCTTCTACTGGTCGTCCACCCCGGTTGCTGAGGATCCGGACGACTACGCCTGGGGCGTCTACTTCGGCGACGGCTGCACGTTCATCGCCGTCCGCGGGCCTCGGCTTCGTCCGCGCGGTGCGCTCGGTGTCGCCGGCGTCCCCCGGTCAGTAACTCGGCCTTCGATCTTTCCTCGTATCCCTATCAGGAGTCATTCTATGAGCAGAACCAAAAGCGCCGCCAAGGCAGCCGCATCGGCGAGCGTAGCCGTCGTGAACATGCCGGCGCGCACTATCCCCGAGTTGTTGTGGACGGCTGCGACGTTATGCAATGGCAGCGCCGTCAGCTTTGCCAAGGCGCAAGCCGCAGTGCAGGACCTCAATACCGCCGCCTTCGGCGGATTTACCGACTGGCGCTTGCCGACGCGAGAGGAGCTGCTGAGCCTGGTCGACCTGGGCCGCTATCGGCCGGCGATCGACACCAGCAAGTTCCCCGACACCAAGTCCGGCTTCTACTGGTCGTCCACCCCGGATGCTGAGAGTCCGGTCGCCTACGCCTGGGGCGTCTTCTTCTACGACGGCCACACGGTCATCAGCCGCAGCGACGGCGGCGGCTTCGTCCGCGCGGTGCGCTCGGTGTCGCCGGCGTCCCCCGGTCAGTAACTCGGCCTTCATCCTTCAGGAGCCAATCATGAACGGCCTCACCTTCAATCACGTTTCACAGATCAGCCTGCAGCGCGCCATGCTGTGGCATCCCCGCGGCCTCAATGAGTGGTCCGAGGCTGACTGGTCCAATGCCATGGCCGGCGAGGCCGGCGAGGTCTGCAATGCCGTCAAAAAGCTGCGCCGGATACAGTGCGGCCTGGCGCAGTCCAAGGGCCCCAAGACAGAGGCGGAGGCCAAGGCCGAGATCGCCAAAGAGATCGGCGACACCTACATCTACCTGGACCTCCTGACCGCGCGGCTGGGGCTGCGCATCGAGGACTGCATCCGCGATACCTTCAACCGGGTCAGCGAGCGGGAAGGCTTCCCGCAGCGCCTGGAGGCGCCGGCGGCAGCGGCGTTGCTGCAGGCCGGCCCAAGGATCGCCACCCGCCTTGTTGCGCGCGACGACGGCACCGTTGTAGACCAGCTCAACGGTTTGCAATGGCAGAGCCAGGACGACGGCACCAACCGCAAGTTCGCCGACGCCGAGAAGTATTGCAAGGAGCTGCGTCTGGCCGGCTTCACGGACTGGCGCCTGCCGTCCGAGGAGGAACTGCTGAGCATTGTCGACCGCAGCGTTTACAAGCCGGCGATCGACAAGAAGTTGTTTCCCGGCACGCGTTCGGACTTCTACTGGTCGTCAACCCCGGTTGCTGAGTATCCGGACGACTGCGCCTGGGGCGTCTTCTTCAGCTACGGCAGCACGTTCATCTACTACAGCGACGGCCTCGGCTTCGTCCGCGCGGTGCGCTCGGTGTCGCCGGCGTCCCCCGGTCAGTAATCGGCCTTAGAGCTTAAGAATGTCAGGCCAGCTGCCCAGCATCGTCCAGGTTGCCCAGTGCGTGCAGCGCGAGGTGGACCTGGCGGTGCGCCGCTTCCGAAAGGATGACCGCTACGACGTGGGCACGCGGATCCGCGCCTGCGTCACGGAAGTGCGGCGGCTGGGCTACCGGGCCTGGAATGCGCCGGAGCGGCGCGCGCAGCTGCTGCAGGACTTGGTCGACGCAGTCGACGATCTGAAGTTGGAGCTGCAGCTGGCGCGCGAGACGAAGGCCTTTCCCAGCGCCGGCGAATTCGAGGCAATCTGGAGATCCACGGAAGAGCTGGGCACGCAGGCCGGCGCCTGGCGCAATAGCGTTACCCCGAAAGGCCAGAGCCCTGCCCCGCCCAAGGCGCAGCAGGGGAGTGCCAGGAAACTGAGTACCCGCACCGCCTCGCAGGAGGCTCAGGGATGACGAAGCCGCGCTACCTCCGCAGGAGCTGCGCGGCCGGGTCGAAAGCGCGCGGGTCAGCGTCGTCCACCCCGGATGCTGAGAATCCGGACGACTACGCCTGGGGCGTCAACTTCAACAACGGCAACACGAACATCAACAACAGCGACAACAACGGCTTCGTCCGCGCGGTGCGCTCGGTGTCGCCGGCGTCCCCCGGTGAGTTTCAGGGTGCCGCGCAGGTTCGCCTGCACGATGTCTATTGCGCCTGGCGCCGGGCCCGGCGGCGGAAGCGGCCCAGCGCCAACCGCCTGCGCTTCGAGGCCCGCTGGCTGGATCGCTTGCCGCAGCTGCAGCGCCAGCTTGCGCGCGGCACCTGGTCGCCGGCGCCGTCCGCCTGCTTCATCGCCCAGCGGCCAAAGGCGCGCGAGATCCACGCGCCCGACTTCGCCGACCGCATCGTGCACCACCTGGTGGTGCCGGAGCTGGAGCGAATCTGGGAGCGGCGCTTCATCCACGACTGCTACAGCAACCGGAAGGGCAAGGGCACCCATGCCGCCGTCGACCGGCTACAGCAGTTCATGCGCCAGGTCCATAGCGGCCAGGGCGGCGGCTGGTACCTGCAGCTCGACGTGCGCAACTTCTTCAACTCGATCGACCGGCGCCAGCTATGGGCCGAGCTGCGCCGGGTGCTGGAGCGCGTCCAGGCACCGGTATGGCTGCAGCGCATCGTCCATGCCTTGCTGCGCCGATCCGCAGCGCGCCAGGGCGTGCGCTACTTCGCCAGCGGCCGCGAGCGCGCCAAGGTGCCGACCTACAAGCGCCTGGAGAACGCAGCGCCCGGCTGCGGGCTGGCGATCGGTAACCTCAGCTCGCAGTTCTTCGCCAACGTCTGCTTGGATGCCCTGGACCAGTTCGCCAAGCACGTCCTGAAGGCGCAGCGCTACCTGCGTTACGTCGACGACGTGGTGCTGGTGCACCAGGACCGCGAGCAGCTGCTGGCCTGGCAGCGGCAAATCGAGTCCTTCCTGCATGAGCGCCTCGGCCTGGAGCTGAAGCCGCAGCGGATCCTCAAGCCACTGATGGCCGGCTGCGATTTCCTGGGCTACATCGTCTATCCCACCCACCGCCTGGTGCGCCGGCGCGTGGCTGCGCATGCGCGCGAAGCCCTGCAGGCCTGGGAGCAGCGGCACGTGCGCGGCGAGGTTTGCAGGGGCACGCCTGAGGCCTTCCGCGCCGTGCGGAGCATCTGGAGCAGCTACGAGGGGCACCTGAGCCATGCGAGCAGCTGGCTGCTGCGGCAGCGGCTGCTGGAGGAGTTTCCCTGGCTGCCTGCGGTGATCGTGCCACGGCGGTTTCATTGGCGGCTGGAGGGGCACGCCGTAACGATTCCCTGGAGGAGCCTGATCGATGGCTGAGATAATTCCTGCCTGGTGGGGCATGGCCAAGCCGGGCTCACCTTACCGTCCGAGCAATGGTACGGAGGGCGAATGCTTCTTCTCCGCCTGGTGCAGAAAATGCGCGCGCGACAAGGCGATGAGCGAAGGTAAGAATCTCGACGACTGCTCCGAACCAGAAGTGTGCAGGATCATCGCCGACACCTTCGCCTATGACGTGAGCGATCCAAACTACCCGAAGGAATGGATCCACGACTCGCGCGGCTTTCCGAGCTGCACTGCGTTCATTCCGCTCGGCGAAGCGATCCCGCTGCAGCGCTGTACCCGCACGCTCGACATGTTCCCCGAGGGCGCGACATGAAATGGGTCAAGCTTCGCCGCTACCTTGAGCTTTCCGGCGACACCGAGGATGCTGTGCAGAAGAAGGTGGCGCGCGGCCTCTGGCTCGACGGCCTTCACTACAAGCAGGCGCCGGACGGCGTGCGCTGGTACAACATCGAGGCGATTGAGCAATGGGTGGAGCGCGGAACAATTGGCGACCAGGAGCTGCTGATGCGGCAGACGGCGTCCGGATCCGGGAGTTCGGGACGGGGCCGCGGATCGAGATCGACTTCCGCTTCAAGGGAATCCGCTGCCGCGAGCGCCTGAAGAACACCGAGCTGACGGCTGCAAACTGGAAATACGCTGTCCGCCTGCGCGCAGAAGTACTCAACGCGATCGATCGCGGCACCTTCAAGTACGGTGACTACTTCCCCGGCTCCAAGATGGGCCGCGTCTTCGGCCACTCGGTATCGAACGCCACCGTAGGCGAGCTGCTCAAGCGGTGGATCGGGCTTTGCGAGATTGCAGTCGAGACCGGCAACATGTCCCCGTCGACGCTCTCCGGCTACAAGCGCATCGTCGACGGCATCCTGGAGCCCGAGTTCGGCACCCTGCGCGCGGCCGACCTGACCCAGGGCCATTTCAAGCAGTTCATCCTCAAGCAGGGCTGCACCGCCAAGACGATCCGCAACCGGCTCTCTCCGCTGCGCCTGGCGCTGGATGATGCCGTCGACGACGGTGATATCACCGCCAATCCGCTGCATCAGCTCAACGTCCGCAAGCAGATCAAGAAGGTGGCCAAGGCCAGCACCTTTGAGGTCGACCCGTTCGACCTTAAGGAGCGCGCGGCGCTGCTCGAGGCCTGCCGCAACGACGAAGAACGGGACATGTACATCTTCTGGTTCGAGACTGGCCTGCGCCCAGGCGAGCACATCGCAGCGGCATGGCCGAAGGTCGACTGGATTCACAACAAGATCCTGATCGACACCAACCTGGTGGAACACGTCGAGAAGGGACCGAAGACCGAAGCCGGCGTACGCCTGATCGAGCTGTCGCCGGCGGCGATCGCTGCGTTGACGCGGCAGAAGGCGTGCACCTGGCTCGCCGGCGGCCGCATCTGGCGCACACCCTATCCGCTGATGGTCTCAGGGCGCCGCCGCGGCGAGGCGCAGACCGACTGGGAGAGCGATGCCCAGCTGCGCAAGCGCAGCTTCTATCCGGTGCTGAAGCGCGCCGGCGTACGCCACCGGAACATGTACCAGATCCGCCATACCTACGCGTCGACGCACGCGAGCAAGGGCGCCAACCTGTTCTGGCTCGCCGAGCAGATGGGCCATGAGACGATCGAGATGATCATCCGCCACTACGCCCGCTGGATCCCCGGCTTGGCCGAGGCGGAAGAGGGCCGCAAGGCCCTGGCTGGTCACGTGGCGGTCACGCAGAAAACAGGCGCGCAGATTCTGCGTTTCAAAACAAGACGCTAGAGTGCGCGGGCCAAGGGTTCAAATCCCTCAACCGGCACCATCGAGTCCGCAATCAAGGTCGATGCCGACCCAGGATGAGTGAGGGTTAACGCATACAAATATTTGTATATTTATATAAATATTTGTATGATGGCTCATGAAAGGCGTGACTTGGCTGGGCAGCAGCAAGCAAGACCTGATGTCCTTCCCGGCCACGGTGCGGCAGGCCGCAGGCTTCCAGCTTCACCTGGTGCAGCATGGCGACGAGCCGTCCGACTGGAAGCCGATGTCGTCGATCGGCGCGGGTGTGCGCGAAATCCGCATGCGTGACGAAACCGGCGCATTCCGCGTGATCTACGTCGCCAGCATTTCCGACACGGTGTACGTGTTGCACGCCTTTCAGAAGAAGTCGCAAAAGACCGCGAAGAAGGATCTGGAACTGGCGCGGGAGAGGTTCAGGCAGATCAGGCGGTGA